GGTGTGCGTAAAAAAGTGATTGATGTTGATGATGGCAAAGTGGGATTTGATTTTGCTCAATGGCGTGTCTGAATCACAGATTGTCTATTATTATCAACTGACGAAAGAAAAAAAATACGACTGGTGGGGTGCATTAGGACTGATTTTTTTAATTTCAGAACGGCGTGATAAATATTTTTGTAGCGAGTGGTGCGCAAGAGCAATCAACTATGGCTGCGAAGGATGGCGATTCTCTCCTAATCACTTGGCTGCTATTTTTAGGGGGTGTGCAATGAAATAAATGATATAAGACGGCAGTGTAATACGCGTTCCGCCACGCATTACACCCGATTATACAGACATCTCCTGCATAAACGTTGCCGCCACCCTGCAAGGCAGGCGGATTATAACAGAAATCACTTAAAGTGAGATTATTATGCAAGGTAAAATCCAAGAATGTCGTTGTAAGTGCTGCAAAAAGCTACTGGCACGAACAATAAATGCACAATTTTTAGAGATTAAGTGTGTGCGTTGTAAGACAGTAAATACATTTACTCAAGTAATCCGTTAATTAACTTAGAGTGTCGGAACACCTAGAGTGTCGGAATGCCATAATAAAGGAAATTATTATGGCAAAACAATTCAAACAAGCTCCACTGCCTTTTATTGGGCAGAAAAGAATGTTCATTAATCATTTCACAAAAATTTTAAATGAGTATATCAATGATGACGGCGAAGGTTGGACAATTATTGATGTATTTGGTGGAAGTGGTTTACTTGCTCACACAGCTAAGCATTTAAAACCAAAAGCGCGTGTAATTTATAATGATTTTGATGGCTATACTGAACGCTTGAAACACATTGATGAAATTAACCAGTTACGTCAAATATTAAGCGAATTATTAGAGGACTGTCCTCGACAGAAACGTCTTGATATTGCTAGCCGTCATAAAGTTATTGAGGCGATTGAGCAGTTTAAGGGATACAAAGACCCACATATTTTATGTGCTTGGTTGTTGTTTAGCGGACAACAAATAAACTCTCTTAATGAGTTGTATCGCCACGGTTTTTATAATTGCGTCAGACAAAGCGATTATCTTGATGCAGAAGGCTATCTTGATGGTATTGAGGTTGTTAATGAAAGTTTTCGCACGTTAATGCCTCAATTTTTACAAGATAAGAAAGTATTATTCGTGTTGGATCCGCCTTATTTATGCACGCAGCAAGCAAGCTACAGGCAAGAAAGTTACTTTGATTTAATTGATTTTCTTGAGTTGATTCGTTTGACTCGCCCTCCGCACATCTTTTTTAGTTCAACAAAATCAGAATTCATGCGGTTTGTAGATTGGCTAATCGCAACAAAAGGAAGTAATTGGAAGTCTTTTGCAGGTTATCAGAGAGTTATCGTCCAAACATCTACAAGTTATAGCGGACGGTATGAGGATAACTTAATTTATAAAATTTAAATGGCGTTTAAAACCACATAAAGTGAGATTTTTGCGTTTTTAATATTCTCATTTTATGTGGTTTCATTTCTCAAATTATGCGGCTTGCTACAGCCAATGCCAAAAAAATGCCCTCAAAGAAACACGTAGAATTTTAGACCAATTTGCTGAACGTTGTGGTGATCGTGTCTGGCAAACGGCAATTACTCACGCTGGTTTGCAAACGTTAAAGCAATTATTACGGCAAACAGCAAGAAAAAATACAGCAGTCGCCTGTTATTGGACGCATGGAAAAAATCAAACTTCATTATTGTGGATAGTAGGCGATCAACGACAATTTAATCAAAAAGGGCGTGTACCAACCAATCGAACTCAACGCAATATTTTACGGCAAGAAGATGAAATTGCTTGGCATAATGCTTATAGCATACAGATTATTAGTGCATTAGCGGCGTTGTTGCACGATTTAGGCAAATCTAGTATCGGTTTTCAGGAAAAATTAAAACCACAAGCGCCTTTTTATGCTGATCCTTATCGACATGAATGGATTTCGGTACGGATATTTGAAGCAATGATTCAAGGATGCCAAACCGATATGGAATGGCTAACACGCTTGGCGAATTGGGCGGAATATCAGCAGCAAAATTCAAGTTGGTTGCAACAGATAAAGATAGAAGATCCAACACCAAAACAAGGGCGATTTGAACAGTTATCACCATTAGCGAAAACGATTATTTGGTTAATTTCTTCACATCATAGGGTGCCGTATTTACCAGAATTTGCCGAAAAAAATAATAAGCGGAAAAAGGTATGGGAAACGGAAGTAGCGCACGATTTAAAGCGTTTTTATCGGTTGTTATCAGCAAGTAATGGCTGGGTTGCTAATCCGCATAGTGAACATCCACAACCGAAGAAATTCTGGCGTTTTAATCAGTTAGTTTCAGATAGCTCTGCGTGGCAAAAAGCAATGACTCGTTGGGCAAATAAAGCCTTAAAACATACGTCGTTAATGAATTTAGTCAGCAATGTTGAAAATATTAGTGATCCTTTTTTATTGTTGTTGAGTAGATTGTCATTAATTACAGCTGATCACCATTATTCTTCACTTAATCCTAATCCTCAATTTGGAGAGAAGGATTTTCCTCTATTTGCGAATACAGATGCGAAAGGGCAGACGAAACAACGTTTAGATGAGCATTTGCTAGGTGTTTGTCAAAGTGCAGTGCGTTTTGCCCGTATTTTGCCAAGATTGAAAACATTGTTGCCAGCATTAACACATAAAAGTTTTAATAAACGGAGTGATATTGCTCGCTTTCAATGGCAGAATCGAGCTTTCGATTTAGCAAAACGATTACAAGCCAGTACTGAACAGCAAGGTTTTTTTGGCGTAAATATGGCGAGCACTGGATGTGGTAAAACTGTTGGAAATACTCGCATTATGTATGCACTCGCCAATCCGCAATTAGGGGCAAGGTTTACTATTGCTTTAGGATTAAGGGTATTAACTTTGCAGACAGGTAGAGCTTTAAAAGATAAATTGCGATTAGATGATGATGCACTGGCTGTATTGGTAGGCGGTGATGCTGTTAATAAGTTATTTGCTTTACAGCAAGAAAAATCTGGTAGTGAATCTGTCGAAGATTGGCTGGAAATGGCACAAGTTGATGGCGGTATAGTTGGAGAGAGTGCGTTAGATAACCTTGCAGAATTTAATACATTGCTTGCTAATCATAAAGCGAAAAATTTATTACTTACCCCACTCGTTACCTGCACGATTGATTACTTGATGAATGCTAGTGAATGCTTGCGAGGTGGTAAACACATTGTGCCAATATTACGTTTATTGAGTGGTGATTTAATTCTAGATGAACCAGATGATTTTGATCAAAATGACTTGCCAGCCTTGAGCCGTTTAGTGCATCTAGCAGGATTATTTGGCAGTAAAGTGTTGCTTTCATCTGCAACATTAACGCCAGATTTGGTGAGTGGTTTGTTTGAAGCTTATCAAGCAGGAAGAAATGTTTGGAATCAGAATAATCAATTACCATCTCAAGGCGTTTGTTGTGCTTGGTTTGATGAATTTAATCAGCAAAGTTTTTCTTGTTCAGATCTCGCCAGTTATCAAGCACAGCATCAAGAATTTGTTCAGCAAAGAATTAATAAATTGAAACAACAACCCACCAGACGTATGGCAAAAGTAATGTCTTTGCCTAGTGTTGCTGGTGGGGAAAATCAAACACTGAATTGGCCGCTATTTGCTCAACATCTGTTACAACAAGCAATAGCATTTCATACCGAGTTTGCGATTAGTGATGATTCATCTACAAAACGAGTAAGTGTTGGCTTGCTACGGTTTGCGAATATTCGTCCAATGATTCCAACTATCCAAGCAATGTTGCAACAACAATGCCCAGAAAATACAGAAATCCATCTTTGTTGTTATCATTCACGCCAATTGTTGTTATTACGTAGCCGCTTAGAACAAAGTTTGGATCGCTTATTAACACGAAATGATCCACAGGCTTTATTTCAACAACCTGAAATAAAATTAGCATTAGACAATAGCCAAAATGAAAATCATATTTTTATTGTAGTAGGCAGTCCGGTGACGGAAGTGGGACGTGATCATGATTACGATTGGGCAATTATCGATCCGTCGTCAATGCGTTCTATTATCCAATTAGCTGGACGAGTGTGGCGACATCGTCCAGATAAAGTTGCAACAACGCCGAATATTGCATTGTTACCAAGTAACTGGAAAGGGCTAAAAGGGCATCACTATACACGAGAAATTTTTTATCATCCCGGTTTTGAAAGCAGTGAACATCCTCTCATTTCTCACCGTACACAAGATATTATTAACCCAGAACAACTTGCTGTTGTGGACGCAGTAGCGAGAATTGAAGCTCCAACTGAATTGGATGAGAATGCGAAGGCACAAAAAACGCTAGCAGAGTTAGAGCATAGTGTGATGAGAAAGATGTTTAATAGTTCTAGTTTAAATTATGTCAATGGCTATTGGCGTAGTGATAATGCTAAATTAGCTGCACACTATACGTTGACTACGCCGTTTCGGGCCTCACAAAAAATGGAAGATTTTGTCTGTTTACCTGATGATGAAAGTTCGTGGGGTTATGCCTTTGCGTATAGTGAAAAAGCACATCAGAATTTATTCTCTTGTAATAAAGAGTGGCATAGGTTTCAGTATCAACCGATTAAAAATCAAAATTCACTGATTAAGCCATGGCTTGTTTTTTCCTTAACAACAGCATTGGATGAGCTAACAGAAGCATTAAAGTTAAAAGATATTGAACAAACAGCGTTATCTTATGCAACCGTTTCATTAAGAAAAGATGAGCAAACAGAAGCAGTTTGGCAATTTAATGAGTTTTTAGGCTTTTGGCGACAGGAAGAGCAATAGTGGTTTTTTTCGGCGAGGTACATACAGATAAAGAGAATAATAATCTCAATTTAAAGTAGCTTTAAATCACGTTTAAATTACGTTTAAAAGAGATTTTGGTCTAAGCTGCCTATGCGGCAGTAAAGGCACAGGAAGAGGTACCTGCTCACATCATGGATTTCTAAGCTGCCTATGCGGCAGTAAAGAAACATCTATTGATTTGCATGGTATTCATTATTTTCTAAGCTGCCTATGCGGCAGTAAAGTTCGCCATTAAACATTTAGGATGTTTTAATGATTTCTAAGCTGCCTATGCGGCAGTAAAGAATGGGTTTATGCCGGTGGGGAAAAGTTACCATTTCTAAGCTGCCTATGCGGCAGTAAAGGAGTACCGAGAAAGCTACATCAAGATCTACATTTTCTAAGCTGCCTATGCGGCAGTAAAGTTATTCGGACTCTAACCAAGGGGGAACGCTAGTTTCTAAGCTGCCTATGCGGCAGTAAAGGTCTCATTGTACTGTCCGCCTAGTACGTTCGTTTTCTAAGCTGCCTATGCGGCAGTAAAGCACTATCAGGTAAACCTGTTATGCTTAGAAATTTTCTAAGCTGCCTATGCGGCAGTAAAGCTAGTAGTAAAAAGCCAAGAAAGAAAAATAATGTTTCTAAGCTGCCTATGCGGCAGTAAAGTGAGTATTGCTACATTGATATTAGGCGAAAGTTTTCTAAGCTGCCTATGCGGCAGTAAAGTAAGTGTGTAATTCGTCGCACCAACAGTGATTTTTCTAAGCTGCCTTTATGGCAGTGTAGTTTTTGATGTAAGATAAAATATTGAATTTAAAAGAAAATATCTGTTTTTAGAAAAGTGAGAGTTCCGAAAAAAAGTGCATTTTTCCGAAACTCTATTTAGTTGGATTGACTACACGAGTCTTACGGATGTAACGTTGTGTCATACGTACAGACTTATGACCGAGTTGTTTTTGTGCAGATTCATCTGTGAAAGCAAGAGCAGTATCAGTACCCGCCTTTGCACGTAAATCTCGAAATTGAAACTCGGCAATTTCGTCTGCCAACTCAGGGTATTTTTCCAAAGCTACATTACGAAGATTGCGAAATCTTTCACTAAGCGTTGTTCTCCTTAATTTACCCCCTCTAGAATGTAGAAATAGATAGCCTGGGTGAGTTTCCATGCGCCTTGTTATAATGTCTGCGAGCTGGCCAACTAATTTTATTCTGACTTTTGCTTTAGTCTTTTGTTGCGTGATATGCAAAATGCCGTCAAAAATATGGTTTGTGTGAATATTGCAGACATCAATCGGGCGTTGTCCGGTTAGATAAGCGATATCCATTAAGTCGCGCATATCCTGATCCGCAAGTAGATAGAGTTTATTGTAGATATGGTCCTCGATATACACATCTCTAGTTTCTAACGTATATTTAGTTACCCCATCAGTTGGACAAATTAGATTTGTGTAGCCCCACTCACGTGCGAATGACCATATTCTATGAAACATTTCAACTTCATAGTTTGCTGATCTGGGAGTATCTTTTCGCCACTCAAGATACATCTTGATGTGCTTAGCTTGGATTTTTTCGAGCTGAATTGGAGGGTCTCCGAAAAAAGCCATTAGTCTATTTGTTGCCCATCTATAGTTGTCTTGTGTAGCTTTTGCTTTATTGTCTAATTGAGAGTTTAGATAACGAGTAGCGACAGTGATAAATGTTGTAATTTCGGTTTGAGTGGTTCTATCGAGATTTAACTCAGCGGCTTTTAGTACTGCAATATGCTTATCATTAGTTTTAAGAGAGATTTCTTTTCCGTCAGCGTTGACGTAGTAATAGTAATTAACATATTTACCATTTTTACGTTTTCTGCGACGGCAGAGTAGGTGTTGCGGTAAGCCATTATTCTCTCTGTTTCGAGGTCTTGCCATTTTGATCACCTCTTTTAATAATATTAGGTGTCCATTCTGTGTCTATAGTAGGCTCTACGTTGGTTCGTTTTTTTGATTTGCGCTGGAATTCATCTTTGTGAACAATCGGGTCTCCAGCTAAAGTAAGAAAGAAATTTATTCCGTTCTTATTAAGAACTTTTATTAGTCGCGATTTTTGATAGACACTGAATATTTGGAATAAATCTTTTTTGAAATAGAAATCCGGATTAACATCTGTTTTATCCATGTTTTATCTCCTTCTATAGCCCTCATTTAATGTTGAAAAATATGCAATTAATCTTTAAACCCGTCATGCCATTCTAAGATACGCACTGTGTCGCCTCTTTCGCGCATCGTATTATCAAAAGTAAATCCATGCTGTGTTGAGTAGTAATTTTCGAAAGTATGGAGTTTTCCATTTGGTAGAATAATTCTTACCCTGTATAGCCCGGCCATTTTCGGATAATCGCGTTGCGCAGTACTGTGCCATCTAAGCTCTTTAGTGTGTCTTGTCATTTAGTTTTCCTTTTAATAAAAAAGACCTCTAATGTAGAGGTCTATTCAGATGGAATTAATTTTTTAGCGGTCAGCACTCTTAAGCCAAATTCACCGTTTTGTTTTCGTGCGTAGCCTGATAATTTAAGTTCGATATTGTCATTAAAAATGTTACTAATTTTTATATTGATAATTTTGATTTCTGTATTATCGAATGAGTCAGATTTAATAATATCTCCAATTTTATGTGGTGAGATTAGTTCAGCATAAGCAGCTTTCATTGCTTCTAGCTCTTCTATTGTTTGCTCTAAATGTTTATTTTTATTGATAAGGGATTGTATGTAATTACTTTGCATATTTATTTCTCTATTTAAAAGCCTAGTATTTATCTACTAGGCTTAAAGTGTAAGTATTAATGTTAAATCTCAATCTGTCCGATATTTACAAGAATATCGGTGCCCGAAAGAGCTTCTTTTACCTTATCGGAAAATTCTTGTGCAATAGCTTCTTGTATCTGTTCTCCCTTAATTAAGCGAGCCACCAAAACAGGAGCATCTCCGCCGGTAAGAATTGATAATCGCAGCGTAAATGCTTGGCAACTTAACCCTTTGTATGTTTCAGTCTTAAATACAAAGTATTTAGGTAACTGTAGTTTGCTTTTAGCTTCTACGCTTTCCATTGCTGATTTTTTCGCAGCAAAATCTCCGACCTCGTGTTCTTCATTGCGAGCATAATCAAGAGTAATTTTACGTATCGCTTGTACTGCAACAGTTAAAGACATTACTTTCTCTTCGTCAGAGTATGGTGTAATAAAATCACCCCAATCTTCTAACCAATCGCTAAAAGTACGTTGATCATGTCGTCTGTCTTGGAAGTTTAATAAAGCGCTATAAGCTGCGGTTTTTTGCATTTTTAGTATTGCACGATGAGCAGCGTGCAATGGTTGTTCTATTGTTCCGACATCAAAGATGACTACAGCTGACAGAAATTCTTCATCAATAAAGCATTTAGTATTATCTTGTTTATGCTGTTTCGCATAATCAATAAAGCTATTGAAGTTGAATGTGCTAAATTTAGCCCTAAATTGGTTGCGGAATTGATTATGTTTTTCAAGTGATACGATATTGACATCACTAGGTAAAATAGCAATCGGATAATCGCTGTTTCCGATATGGACACTTGATAAGACTAAATCTTTAATTTGTTCTAAGTTAGTTTGTTCCATTAATTAGTTCTCCTTAATTACATTACTTTTAAACTTTTATCAAAAGCTGGATCATCACTTCCGCTAAACATTGGCATTTGTTCTTTGTCAGGTGTTGCACAAATTGCACCACCTTTATGAACATACATTGGGGTTGCGGTAGTGTCTTCTTCTGAAGATTTGCCACGTTTTGTTGGTTTGATGTAACTTAATTTATGTTGGATTTGTACGGCAGGTTGATCACTGTCCATTTTTTTAATTGCAAATTCAACAACGACTTTTCCAGCTTTGTCATGGGTGATCGAGCCAATTGCAACCTCTGAAAGAGCAGTTGCTAATTTGTTTGCAAAAATACCTGCATCTAGTTCACCTAAGAACTCGTGAATATCAGTTTTTGCCATAGTGTTTTTTCTCCTATTTTTGTTAATAAAAAAGCCCTCATAGGGAGGGCATTGTCTAAAAGTCGTCTAAATTTCGTCTAGCATTGTCTAAGTCTAGAACGGCATATTGTCATCAAAATCAGCATGCAGTGGTGGTGGATTTTTCGCTATCCCACTTGCTTTAGCCTGTGCGTATGCGTTCTGCTGAGGTTTTGTTTGTTGCTGTGGCTGTTGCTGACTATCTTTACTGTCTAACATTTGCAAAGTGTCAGCATGGATTTCAGTCAAATAACGTTCTTGTCCACTTTGATCTTGCCATTTGCGAGTACGGATTTTACCTTCTACATAGACTTTTGAACCTTTGCGGAGATATTGTCCTGCCACTTCTGCTAGACGGCGGAATAACACTATACGATGCCATTCTACAAAATCTTTCTTCTCCCCAGTGTTTTTATCTACCCAGCTTTCTGATGTTGCCACGCTAATATTTGCAACTGCATCACCGTTAGCGAATGTTCGCATATCTGGATTATCACCTAATCGACCGACAATAATTACTTTATTGATACCTGCCATAAAAGTCTCCAATAGTTACTCTTCAGTTTTTTCATTGTCTATTAATTCATTCAGTGAATTTGCATTACTAGATAAATTTGTATTAAACCAATCTTCAGGAGAGCTCATACCATCTTTAAGACTAGTATATATTTTACGGAGTTGGACAACTTGAGCTGGGCGAATAGATTCAAAACGGCATTGAAATCTATCAGCAATCATTTCTTTTGTTACACCAAAACAGGTAAATGTTTCAGCCATCTTTTTTAGCCCTTCTGGAGTAACATCAGCTTTAGATTGTAAAGTGAGAGAGCATTGTTTTACTGCTTCTTCAACGACATCACCCGGAATAACACCTAAAATACATGCGCGTAATCTTCTTGCACCATTATTGGCAACAAGTTCGTAAATATCTCTCGGATCAGTTAATACGGTTTTACCTTTTTTACTATATCTAATATGAGGAACTTGAAAGACTTTGACTTGTCTAGTGTTAGTTTGGATATCCCATGCGAAGGCTTCAACAGTACTTTCTCCATTAGATTGATTTAATTCTCTTATACCATACTGAATGTTTCCCCATTCTTGGGCGAGGGTTTCCGCAAGACGAATTGATGGACCTTCAACATTTTGTCCACCTTTTGGATAAGAATAAACAGCAGTTTGAGCAAGTGTTTCTCTTGTGCAAGCTCTTAAAATTCTATCCATAGCGTCAACAGGATCTCTTGGGAAGCGCTTTGCGATAATCATCATGGCTTGTACTTCTTGGCTTTCTCTAGCGCTTTGAGTATCAATCATTGCATTTGATGATGTTTGATGATTTTGTGTTGAGAAAATATTAGTAGCTAGTTCTGTCATTTTCTTGCTCCTATGATTTAAAAGCCCAGTTAGGTAGGCTTAGTGTTTCAATTTTTTGGCTAAAAGCGTCCCACACATTTCTTTCTAATGCTTCTTTATATGTTTCAAGATTGGCACGAAAACGTATTTCACCTTCTAGTTTTGCCTCGTCATTTAGTGTATATACACCAACAGCGTAAGGAGGGTCTTTTTCTACGGCAATAAAAACAAAACCTTTCGGTGGATAGCCAAATGCTTGTTTGAAACCATATGAGTAATAAGCGTCTTGAACGTGATAGCGAAAGTTAGCTACTGATTTTGCGAAACCTTCTGGACTAGCATCTGTTGTAGTTTTTAGATCTACAATAATCTGATTGTCATTAATGAAATCCGGACGACATCGGCAATCAACCCCAATTTCATCTTCCCAAAATATAGATACTTCAGGTTTTCCTGATGAGAGTAATTTACTCGCCGCATGATGAGCAAAAACACTTTCTTTCATTGCATTAATCTGTTGAAAATCTTCATGAGAGATAATTTCTTTCCCTTCACTTTCTGCGTTAGCTTTCCATGATTTACCTTCTTTAGTAGATAAATTTAAACCTTCAGGTTTCACAATATAGTTTTTTTCAAAAACATCAGGTAATAAGACTAAATCGTGAAAAGCAGAACCTATGATTAATGCTTTTGTTTTTTCTGGTTCAGAATAGAAATAATGAGCAGGGCTTTTTTCTATTTTATCAAGTCCAGATTTGCTAATTGCTGGGCTTGCATGATATTCGGCATTTGGCATATTTTCGATAACAACAGCAGTCATTTAAACCTCCTCAATAATGTATTTAATTTATCTTTATATACTTGGGTTACATCAAGTAGCTTTATTGCATTAACAACATCTTGATAATTTTCAGTGCATAGCAATTCATTGAAAAACGCAGTGAATTGAGCATCAGTCTTATATTGCTGACAAGCCAAAAAGAGTCTGTTTCGTAAAGCTTTAAATGACTGTTTTTTTATTAAAACAGCTTGTCGGTTAAGTTTCTCAAAAATGTCCATATCTCACTCCTTTCGCTAGTCGTTCCTTAATCTCTGCTTCGTGAGCAGGAGTGAGCGGTGTTTGATACTCACCGTAGCTTTCTTTCCACTCTCGATTAGCTTGCTCTTCCCACTCTAATTGTTCTTCGCTTAATTCGGCTTCAATATTGAGTGTGTGATCGTAATAGTCAGTATCTTTTTCGTACTGTGCTGCTTTAGCTGGCTGACAACTTATTCCTAAGATACAAGCGATAAATAATGCAAAAACAAGGTAAATGGGTTCGTGCGTGAATTTCATTTTTTTTGTTCCTGTAAAAAAAGCCTAGTTAACAGCTAGGCTTTTGTGTTATAAATCATACAGACCGCTTCTGGATATAAACAGATTAGGTAAAATACAGCATTCCTTTAATTGTTTTTGAGTAAGAAGCGGTCTTTTTGTTTTAATATCGGCTATCTTGTCTAAAATAAGTTAGCTCATAATCAAGAGCCGCTTTATCACACTCTCTTTTATCAATCCAATCATCTTCACAATCGCAATCCTGATCTTCTGCATTAATAGCCATCTGTTCACCGTAGTAATCTTCGGCACTGTCATAACTTAGCGGACTTATTGGTCTTATTTTCATAGTGCTTCTCCTCTTCTTTTCTTTTTAAAACAGACCTTAATCTGCTTTAAAAAAAGCCCTCATAGGGAGGGCAAACCAAACGGAGTTTATAATGCAAGCGAAAATCACTCACCTATCAGTAAATGATTTTCCTAATGCCTACTCCAGAAACTGGGAAAAATATTCCTAGCTCATGACAAGAGTAGAGCAGGCATTAGATTTAACGGTTCGTGGGCTTGTTCGCCTAGTTTCCCCAACCGTTGTAGCAATCTTTCGACCGTGCGTTTCGCACTCAAGCAAGTAAGCAGCGCTGCCCTTGATTTTCCGCCCACCTCTCTTAGGACGAGAAACACAGTTTTCTGCTCGGGGGTTACTCAACTTTATTCAGTTGATGACTTACCGCCATTGCCACACTAATCTGTTAAAGAACATTGAGATATGTGTATCTCGTTTTGATGTGGTTATATTACCTTTTGGTATTTATATTGTAAATACCTTATGGTAATAAATTTTACTTTTTTAGCTTGCCAAAAAGGTAAAATATTGAGATTTAAAGGAATAAAAATTTATGAGATTGGTTTAATTGGTTATTTTTTAACCGTTAAGAGGATCTAAATAGTTGGATTTGGGAAAGTTGATGGGGAAAATGGACAAATGAACTCGTTCAGTGAACAAATGACCGATTGATTTTTTTATTTAATATGTGAATTATAGTTTACATATATTGGCAATAAGTTTTATAATACACCTATGCTAAGGAGTAAAAATGATTCAGATAAAATCAACAGAAGCCTTTGATAAATGGCTAGATAATCTTAAGGATTTGCGGGCAAGGGCTAAAATTCAAGTGCGGATTAAACGATTACAGCTTGGCAATTTTGGTGATGTAAAGCCGATAGGTGAAGGGTTATCTGAATTAAGAATAACAGAAGGGAAAGGCTATCGCCTGTACTTGAAAAATCAAAATGGGGTGATTGTGATTTTGTTATGCGGTGGCGACAAATCCACACAGAAAGCGGATATTGAGAAAGCAAAATCGTTAGCAAAGATATTAGGAGTTTAATATGGCAGAACAATTAAAAGACTTTGATATGTCAGAACATTTACGCACAGAAGAAGAAATACAGCTCTATCTTAATGAGATTTTAAGTGAGGGCGATATTGATTTATTGCTTTCTGCATTAGGTGATATAGCGAAAGCGAGAAATATGAGTCAAATTGCTCGAGAAGTGGGGGTAACAAGAGAAGGGTTATATAAAGCTCTTTCTGGGCGAGGCAATCCAACATTTGCTACTGTGTTTAAGGTAATGCAGGCGTTAAACTTGAATTTAGAAGTAAAACACGCTTAACTTGAACTACGCGATTTTCTTAGTTTGAGAAAATGATTAAGCACGGAAGAATAATGGTTAAGTAAGGGGTATAGACTTATCTATTGTTTTGAAATTATTGATAATTTTTGGATTAAGCAAGGTTTGATAGAAAATAGGCAAGGTAAAAGAAAACCGCCGTAGGCGGTTTATAAACAAATTTACTTATAAGTTAAAAGCATCTTTTATTGAGATATATCGATTAGGACTCGTGGCTTTCAGTGCTTCCTGTAGTGTTTGAGGTTGACTTCTTGGACTTTGTTTTAGTGCTTCGTTCAGTGTTTGTGGTTGTTGTACCTGAGATGTTATCTTCTGATGAAGTATCGCTAATTGACCCATTTTGTTCTTCCTCTTGTTTTAAATATTCAACATATAATTTGCTTAAAATATCCTGACGCAATTCCAATATATCGTGTATATTCTGATAGCGTGAAATTATACTATTATTAGCTTCTTCTACACAACTAAAAATCGTTCTAGCTTCTTTTCTATCAATAACAAATCCATGTGTTGGGTAACCTCTTATTAATTTCTCTAATGAAGTGTTATCTTTCAATGACATAGATGTTTCAGCAAGTCTTTTTCCATACTCATAAGCTATGTCGTTTGCTCTTTGATGTTCTCCTATTTTCATTGGATCTATTTGTTCTGCAATTGGTTTAATGATTGCATCAACAAGTTTTGTAGCCATTTCTGCTGACATTTTTGTGCTAAGACCTTGTCCAAATCTGATACTTCTTAGATATTTACTAAAAGCTAAATTAGCTCTATCTTCTAAAGTTTCAAGAGTTTTGAATATATCTAGTCCAGAGTTACTTACTCCCAGCTCGTCATCTTTTCGTAGTTGAATATCAAGTGGTCCTAACTCACCTTGATTATGCATAATAATTTTCTTTGCTGCAATAACGGTGAGAGTCCCAGCACTTTTACATATATTCGGTATGTATATTGTAACGTTGCCTTTATAATGATGTTGTAATGCTCGTCCTATTCTAAATCCAGCATCAGGGTTGCCACCGTAAGTTACAAGGCATAGAATGACCTTATCTTTTTGCTTGTTATTAGTTATTTGATTGCAAAGTCTGCGATAGCCTTCCATGCTAATTACACCAATATAAAAATAACAGTCATAATCATTTATGTTAAAGTTATTATTTTCCATTTTATTAAATCTCCAATAATAGTTTTAAAGTACTACTTTATAACCACCACCCAATAAAATTCAGCCTCTATTTATCAACCGCCACGCCAAACCTACTCAATAAAATTCAGCTTCTGGCTTTGATGAACGATCACTTTCCCTTGAATAAAGAGTTGGTTTTCATCATCAATGTCCCATTCTTTGTAAGTTTTGTTATCAGATAACACAAGGAATTTCTCGCCTATACGTTGTAACCGCTTAATATATAAAGCATTTTTATAGTTGAAAATATAAACGCCATCACCATCAAATGATTGAATTTTGATATTAACAAACACCATATCACCAGAATTGAATGTTGGTGACATTGAATCACCTTTGATATTGATTACTCTAATACCGTCAGGGTTGATGCCTCTAAACAGTGTGTAATATTGTTCAGGAACGTAATATAAGCGACTAACCACTTCAACAAGATCGCCTGTTGTACCATTACCAGCACTAGCTTCAACATTAAGAACCTCAATGATAACTTTATCGTTTATGACTTTTAATTCAGTAGGTAGATCACTGTCATTATCAAACCAGTTATTGGGTAGATCTAAGGTTTTACATATTTCAGCAACAATTTTTTCGCCAATTGGTTTAGCACCTTTTTTGTCTTCAGGGTACAGCATTCTTGATACATAACTAGGCTCTTTACCAATTTTTCTTGCAAATTCAGCAACGTTTCCATTGCAAAGTTCGTCTATCAAACTTTGTAGTTTATGTTGTCTAATCGCTCGTTTATTCATTTTCTACCACCATCGATAAATTTTAGCTAAATATATCCCTTGTTTACCTTGAGGTAAATAAACCAAAAGGTATTTACTTTATAATTCCCAAATGGTAAATTAATCTGGTAATTTTAATAACCGGGAATCGATATGAACGAATTAAGAATATTTTTAAATTCACTCCCTCTCGTTGAACAGCAAAACTTTGCAAATCGCTGTGGAACAACAATTAATTACTTAAGAAAAGCCCTTTCTAGAAACTCAACTCTTGGTACAGAGCTTTGTGTTGCAATTGAGAAAGAATCTAAAGGTGTTGTTACACGGAAGGTTCTTGTATCGAATTGGCAAGCTCGTTGGCCTGAATTGGTTTAGTTTTAATTTACCTAAAGGGCATTTTTATGGCACGCAATAAACTCACTCGATCCGCAAAACCACTTGCAGATCTTGTTATGGAGAAATACTACAAGCAGAAACAGTATGAAATTGCTGATGCAATGGAAACTACGCCATCAACGGTAAGCCGTTTTGTAAGTAATGAAGAAGGGAATAACACTTTTAATTTCATTGCGGCAAATCGCTTTGGTGTTTTTGATGTTGATACACACGTTGCGATAGAAAAAAGCGAGTTAGAACTTTTGCTATTAGCAGCAAAAGGGTTTGATGAGCGGTTACGCAAGAAATATTTTAAGCAATAAAAAACCACCGCGGCAACGGTGGTTTAGGAGGTTAAATTGAATCAATTAATTGTTATTGATAATACAGAAATCAAACAAGATGGTCAAGGAAGATACTGCTTAAACGATTTGCATCGTGCGAGCGGAGGCGAAAGCCGTCATCGTCCAACTTATTGGTTATCGAATCAACAAACACAAGAATTAATTAATGAAATTTCAAAAGACGGAATTCCGTCTATCCTTACAAAACAAGGACTTGGAACATTCGTTTGCAAAGAACTTGTATATGCTTATGCAATGTGGATTAGCCCTAAATTTCATTTACTTGTTATTCGCACTTTTGATTCAGTAGTAAATAAATCACAAACGATAGATCCAATGATGGCATTGAATGACCCAGCTTATTTGCGTTCTGCCTTATTAACATATTCGGAGAAAGTATTAGAGCTTGAGCCAAAAGCAGAGGCCTTTGATCGTTTAGCAACAAAAACACAAGGCTCTATGAATTTAACTAATGCAGCGAAACATCTACAAGTACAACCTAAGATGTTTATTCAATTTTTATTTTCTCATCGGTGGATTTATAAGCGAGTAAGTTCTAAGCCTTGGATAGCTTATCAAGACAAATTACAGGCTGGTTATTTAGAACATAAAGCAAACTCATATGAAGATAAAGATGGAAATCTAAAAATTAGTGAACAAGTCCTTATTACAGCTAAAGGATTAGCAAAATTATCAGAGATGTTAAATAAGAGGGTGGCACTATGAGTTTTCACGCAGTCGCAAAAGCAGTAGAAGCACCATTATCAGGTAATTTAAAGCTTGTATTTATTTTAATGGCAAATTATGCGGACGAAAAAGATCGTTGTTATCCAAGTCAAGCTACATTAGCTAGACAGGCTGGTGTATCAGAAAAAACTATTCAGAGAGCAATTGAAAAGCTAGAGGAAATTGGTTTTGTTAGCGTATTAAGAAAAGGAACTGGCAATAAATCTTCTGTTTATTGTCTTAATTTTAAAGTTGAGGGTAGTCAAAATGTCACCCCAGACAATTTGACGGGTGGTCAAAATGTCCATGCGGGGGAGACAAATTGTCTAGTCGGGGTGGACAATTTGTCTAGTCAGGGTGGTCAAAATGTCCACCGATCCTATCAAGATACTATCAATGATCCTATTAATGATCCTATCAATAATACGGGCGTAGCAAAAAAATCTAAAAAATCGTTAAACATTGACGCTGAGGATGTTGATTTGCCGAATTATGTCAATCGTGAAAAGTGGATTGAGTATTGTCGTATGCGCAAAGCTAAGCGTGTTGAAATTAAGACGATAGGCACGCTTAAGAAGTGTTTGAGTGATTTGGAAAAACTTAGCGGTCGAGACCCACAGAAAGCCATTGCTGTGTTAGACCAATCTATCGGTAACACTTGGACCGGGCTTTTTAAAGTCAAAGAAGAATTAACACCAATCAAGCCTAAACCTAGCAGTCATCATAGTTTTAATGACAAAAAATATGAAGAGCATATCCCTGATATTTATAAGTAAAAAAAAAGGCTAAAAAATGACTAAAGACGAATTACTTAAAACTCTTAACGATTTAGAAAATAAATTATCTGTCGCAGAAGAAGCCGCTAAAGATCCATTTGCGAATGTGGTGCATTGTCAGAAACATGGGGATTATCGTAGCGTAAAAACTGTTTTTGAAGCACCTTATTTAAACATAGCAAGTGAGACTAAATGTCCTCACTGCTTGCAAGAAGAAATTGATCAAGTAAAAGCAAGAATTTTGGCTCATGAAAATGCGTTAATTGCTGATTTAAAGAAATCAGCTCAAATTCCACCTCGATTTGAGAATTGCCATCTTAATAACTACGAAGTACTAAATGACGGAACAAAAAAAGCGTTAATGCTTGCAACTCGATACACTGAAAAATGGTTAGACCGGTTAGCAAAAGGTGGTGGCTTAATTTTTTGCGGTAAACCGGGAACCGGGAAAAATCATTTAGCTTGCGCGATTGCAAACGAAATCATAGAGCAATATCAGGCAAAAGTGTTGTTATCTACAGCATTACGTATCGTTAGAGATATTAAAACAAGCTGGAATCGTGACAGTACAAAGACCGAAGATGAACTTATCAAATATTACGCGAAAAAAGACCTGTTAATTATTGATGAAATTGGGGTTCAGTTTGGATCAGAGGCGGAAAAAATCATTTTGTTTGAAATTATCAATACTCGATATGAAAACAGACTCCCAACAATTTTGATTAGCAACTTATCGGTAAATGAATTAAGTGATTATATCGGTGAGCGTGTGCTTGATCGAATGATGGAAGGACAAGGAGCGATTGTTGCGTTTGATTGGGAGAGTTACAGAAAATGAGTTTTGATAAAGATTGTTATCGTACACCTAAATATGTTTTTAACTGGCTCAACAAATTATTTAAGTTTGATCTGGATGGTTGCGCAAGTAAAGAGAACGCATTGTGTAAACATTATTGCACAAATGAAGAGGGTTGTTGTTTTTTAACGTTTGATCCAAATGGCTACGATACACCCGAATATGGATATACGTTTAAACCTACATCCATTTTTGTTAATCCGCCTTATAGCAATCCATTGCCATTCGTTAAACGTGCGGCAGAGCTTAAAGAACAGGGGTATTTAGTTGTGATGTTATTACCAGCTGATAAATCCACTAAGTGGTATCAAGTTATTCAAGAAAATGCGACAGAAGTTATCGACATTGTTGGTGGACGTATTAATTTCTTACATCCAGTTACGGGTGAAGAAGTAAAAGGTAATAACAAAAGTTCAATTATCGCAGTGTTCGATCCAATGATGCAAGGCTTCATCACTCGTCAAGTGAGCTTGGATTTTGTTAAGCAGTGTGGTGGATATTATCAATGATCATTGAGATGGTTAAAGGTGCTGGTGGAACATTTGTTGCCGCTGATGATATGTATCTTCCAGCACTACAAAAATTTAAAAATGGTGAGATGTACGAAGTTGAGGTGAAAAGAACTCGTAACCCTCAATTTCACCGTAAAGTCTTTTCATTTTTTAAATTTTGTTTTGAACATTGGGCAGCCGATAAAACGGAATGGAAATATTTCGATGAGAGAAAGCAGTTTAACACATTTCGCAAGAATTTAACTGTGTTAGCTGGTTTTAAAGAAGTGAGTTATACGATAGATGGACGAGTAAGAGTAGAAGCTCAATCGTTAAGTTATGGAAATATGGAACAAGATGAGTTCGAAACGTGTTATTCAGCGTTAATCAATGCTGCTTTAAAGCATATTTTCAATAACACAACAGATCAAAACATTATTAACCAGTTATATGCGTTTTTTTAATGAATGATAGCTAATAGAACACTCGGCGATAACGATAGTAAGGCTTAATAAAGTCGGCAACATAACCCCCTTTTGAGTAAGCAGATAATAAGCCTCTATAACGTTCAGGAGGAACACTTAAATATTGATAAATAGCACCACTACGGAATTTAACTTCAAGAATAGATTGATTTTCATCATAAGCAATAGAGGAAATATTAGATGAACGGACAGGAATATGCTGCATATCAACCGCCTAAATTTACTGAAATGACAAAGGAACAGATCGTTAGTCATTTTGCCAAGTATTGTTTTGTCGATCAAGAGGGGCACAAATTAGAACAATGCGATGATTTTATTCAATTAATTGAGTGTGTGGTTGCTAATGAATAAGTCAAATAAACAGTATAAATGCAAGGTTTGCGGTAGTTACTACACGAAAACAATTAGCAGCTTGCAGAAAGTGTGTAGTGTTGAATGTGCGATTAAACTCAGCAAGGAACAAGCACGCAAGAAGCGTGAAAAGCTAGATAAGCAGGCGAGGAAAGAACATAGAAAAAGATTAGAAGCAATTAAAACAAGGGCTCAGTGGCTGAAAGATTTGCAAAAAGTGTTTAATCAATTTATTCGCCTGCGAGATAAAAATGAGCCTTGCATTTCTTGCGGTAGATTTCATCAAGGGCAATGGCACGCAGGGCATTATAAGACAGTTAAAGCAATGCCAGAATTGCGATTTAATGAGGATAATTGTCATAAGCAATGCTCCGTTTGTAATAACTATTTAAGCGGTAATTTAACTGAGTATCGTATCAATTTGATCAAGAAAATTGGTGTTGAGAGGGTGGCATTTTTAGAGAGAAAAGATCATCAAAAAGTTAAGCTGACGATAGATGAAATTAAGGCACTAATTACTGTTTATAAAAACAAAGTTAAGGAGTTGCAATGAGTAGAGAAATTGAACTATTGGTTAAAATGTTTGAGCCACGTTGTGTAAGTTTTGAGGCTGTTGCTCATTGCAACGGCAATCTACATAAAGATCAAATTATTGCTGCATTTGCTAAAGCGGAAAGACAACACTGGCTCGGCTATCAAATGCTATCACTCAAATATAAGTTAGATAACGATGCAAAGCACAAACTTGCTCAATACATTGATTTGTATTTAAAAGACAAAAATATTAGCGATCATTATGCTGCTAAAGCACTAAACCTTGTTGTTGATATGCTGGCTGATATTCCGTTGCCGACACAACATAAACGATTAAGCTCGTTAAGACGTAGATATTTGCGCTCGCAATTTGCTTACACAAAAGAGATTGATAAAGCTAATAAAATAGCTGAGCAAGCAGGCATCGATCGCAACAGCAAAGACGGTAGAACACTCAAAATAAATGCGATTAATGAAATGAAAAGAACGAATATCTGCCCTCGCTGCCATGGCACAGGGGAAATTGGCAGGGAACAAAAACGGTCTTGTCCATCTTGCGAGGGAAAGGGAAGATTGATTGCCACAGTTGATCATCTTATTTATGCGATCGGGTGCAGCAAAGAGCATTTCGATCTTTATCTCAAACATATTATTTTAGAGTTTACTAGCAAGCTACAATATGAAATGTCAGACGCTGAAAGCTTGATCAAACAACGTTTAAGAGCTGAAATAGCGGCATAGGTGAGTTGTTGCAAATAACTCAATAACTCGTTGATTTTAAAGCAAAGCTCAATTTTGAGTTTCGTTTATTGACAACCAAACCCCATTCTATTATCCTTAATTTAAGATTTTAGGAGTCGAAACCTAAATTCCTGTTAGATCAGTTCGTTATTCACTGCGTCAATGTGATTTTTTTGTATCTGAAATTCGGTGTTTCTCTTTTTCTTTTCTAGCCAATTTCAATACAAGAACAAAACTCAATCTATGGATAGGTGGGTATGGGAATATCCAATACCATACGCCGTTTAACTGAGCGGTTTTCGAACCACCTATCCACCCAATATTCGAAAGGTACTCAGTTATGTCTAATATTATTACAGCCGATTTCAACGGCATTCAAGTTTTCTTCCAAGATGATGCTTATTTAAATGCAACGGCGATCGCAAAACATTTTAATAAAGTTCCTGTTGAATGGTTACGCCTTGAAACTACGCAACAATATATTGATCTACTTAGCAAAAAATTAAATATGGGAAAATCCCATATTTTAAAAACCACTCGTGGCGTAAATGGTGGAACGTGGCTACACCGTCGTTTAGCCGTTCCATTTGCTCGGTGGTTAAATGTTGAATTTGCAATTTGGTGTGATGAACAAATTGAGAAAATTTTACTTAATCAAGGAGCAAATAATCCAACCACCACAGATGACCGCACAGGTTTACGCAATGCAGTAAATATGTTAGTGAGTAAAAAGGGGCTGCTTTACAATGAAGCTTATAACCTCGTTCATCACTACATGAATGTGAATAGCATTGATGAAATTTCAAAAGAGGATTTACCGAGAGCAGTTGAGTATGTACATAAAATTGTGCTTGAGGGAGAACTGATTGTTGAACAACATAAAATCGAAAATTTTACTTTGACGGCAGATGATGTTGTTGATCTAGCTTGGTGTTTATTTTCTGCGAAACAACAAAACGATTTATTACAAAGACTAGTTAAACCGCTTGATGAAATTAAATCAGGTTATTCATCTCAAGTTTATACGTTTGCTAGTGAATATCGCCATTGTTGGCAAATACCGTTTCCAATTTTAGATAAATTGGTTGCGTTAATAGACAAAAGTGCATCAAGTGTGAACTATGAACGTATTGTGATGCACTTTAATAGCATAAGAAATGAAATAAACAAACCAGCTTATTTATTCTGTAAGTAAAAATTGACTAGTGTAAAAAATTGCATTAGAATTTCTCATAATAGCCAAAGTGTAATTTATTTGCATTTTGGCTTTTTTATTGGAGTTTTAACCTCAACAGCTTTTAGTTGTTGGGGTTTTTTATTGCCTCAAAAACAAGGAGGCTGAGGAATGAAAATGTTTAAAGATATGCCGGTTGAATCTCAAGTATATGGTTGGCTTACAGCTTTTTTTGGTGCGCTAACAATCAGTGAGTGGGCGGTCTTAATAGGGATTATCGTAACAGTGGCAGGTTATTTACGAGAAAGTCGTTACAAAAAGCGCATGTTAGAACTTGAAGAGATTAAAGCTGGCGTTAGAGATACATCCGGGAAATTAATTAACAATGAAAATCGCTAAGAAATTAATTGTTTGCTCTGTTGCTACAGTAATTGGGATAGTTATTACTCAACACTCAGATGAATTACGTACATCAAAAGCCGGGATGGAGGTGATTGGCAATGCTGAGGGGTGTATTAAAAATCCTTACCGGTGTCCGAATGACGTTTTAACCGTTGGTATCGGTTCAACAGAAGCGAGCGGACAGAAAATTGAGCAGAAAATTTACTCGTTAGATGAAATCGCTAAGCGATGGGTAAACGACATTAAAATCGCTGAGCAATGTGTTAATCGTTACGCTAACGGTCAAGCGATGCCACAAGGTGCTTTTGACGCACTTACATCAATCACGTTCAATGTAGGCTGCACAACACTAAAAAACTCAACGCTTTTTAAACTAGCTCGCAACGGTTACACGCCGCAAATGTGCGATCAATTTAGTAGATGGGTTTATGCCGGCGGACAAAAGCTTAACGGATTAATTATTAGGCGAGAGAAAGAGAAACAATTATGTTTAGCACGCTAACAAAGATACTCGTTATCGCAATTTTAGGCTTGAGCATATTGTCATGGGTTCAGTTTCAGAAATTAAGTAGCTTAAAAGCCGAGAACAACGCTCAAGCTCAAATCATCACACAGCAAAGCAATTCAATTAAACAGCTCAACGCAGACATTATCAAAAACACTCAAATCTTAAACGAACTCACAAAGCAAGAATCACTAATGAGGGAAACAGCTAATGAAACGATTGAATCTATCTCAACAGAAGAAAAAAATAATGACTGTTATCGCAACAACGCTCCTCGCTCTGTTATTAACTTCTTGCAGCAGTAAACCAATTCAGTGCGCTTGTTCTCCTGTTCCGCTTGCTTATTTAACCTATCTCGATAAAACCACTTTTAAAGGCCAAAGCTATGGTGATGTAGCTAAATACGCTGTCATTTTAAAGCGTGAACGTGATATTTGCCTCAATCGTATCGACCGTATCAGAGAGTGGCAAGCGGAGAAAATGCAGAAGTAATTATGGCAAGAGTAAACTGGCAAGCCTTACAGATTGAGTATGTTAAAGCTTATGCAAAAACAGGAGTATCTGTACAAGAGTGGTGTAGAAAGAAAGGACTTAATTTTGCTACAGCAAAACGCTATATCAAAAAGCCAGACACATTGTTTAACGGTAACAAAAACTGCGAAACTCAAGATATAAATTGCGAAACAGAAAATCAAGATAAATCAGTAGGTTACGAAGAAAACTGCGAAACAAACTGCGAAACGAATTGCGAAACTGCGAAACCGTTATCTAAAACTGCGAAAGATGGAAAAGGATTGTTTGTTTCTGGAAACAATTTAGCAGTAAAACATGGTGGATATGCTCGTTATTTTAGAGATAAGTCCACCTTTGAACAAGTTGCCGATTTCGGCTTAAAAGATGAAATTGATTTAATGCGCCAACGTGCAGTAGCGGCAATACAAAGCATTGAACAATTTAAAGCTGATTTACAGACAGCAGTAGATAAAAAAGAGCGATTAGCGTTACTTGAGTTAATTGAATCTGCTGAGGCAGCGTTAGATCGTGCAGTTGGGCGAGTACAAAGCTTAAACAGCGCTGATGCTTCAATCCAGCTAATGTTAGAAACAATCGAGTATCGTAAAGCACAAACAAAAGAAACATTGCTCAAAGCGGATAAGTTAGCACAAGAGCTAAATATCAAAGCGAACGGCAATAACACAATTCAATTTTTGGATGATTTCTAATGCGTATTATCTATCGTGCTTCACCTACATTTAAACAAGTACACCGTTCTAATGCGTTAGTAAAAGCTATTCGCGGGCCTATCGGCAGTGGTAAATCCGTTGGCTGTGTAAAAGAGATGTGGCGGATCTGTTTAAATCAAGAGCCAAACGCACAAGGGATTAGACAAACTCGTTGGGCGTGTATCAGAAATACTTACCCGGAATTAAAACAAACGGTAATCAAAACTTTTCAAACGTGGATACCTCAAGAAGTTTGTCCTATCACTTACGGCAGTCCGATTACCGGAAAACTGAATATTCCACACCCCGATGGACAGACGAGAGTAGAAACGGAATTTTTGTTTTTATCAATGGATAAGCCAAAAGACGTAAAGAAGTTGATGTCACTAGAATTGACTGGCGTTTGGATCAATGAAGGGCAATTTATGCCACTTGATTTAGTGATGGAAGCATTAACCCGGACAGGGCGTTATCCACCAAAAGTAAGAGAAGAAAACTTTGATGGCGCAACATGGAATGGCATGTTGATTGATACCAACTCTCCTGATGACGATCACTGGTGGTATCAGTTTGAACAGGGTGTAGATGAAGAAACAGGGATACCTTTCAAGCCTAAAGGTTGGGATTTTTTTATTCAACCTGGCGCGCTAATTGATATTACAAATATCAAGGAAGAGAGCTTATCACAAGAAGAAAAAGTGATGTTTGAAAAAGGATTGCACTCTGATTATTTAGGGCATCGCTTTTTAGCTAATCCGCTTGCTGAAAATGTCGAAAATCACAAAAAAGAATATGGTTATTGGTTTGACAACATTCAGGGGCAAACACTTAACTGGATTAAATCAAGAGTTTGCAACGAGTTTGCAACGATACAATACGGAAAACCTGTGTTTATGGATCATTTTAATAAAGCACTGCATGTATCAAAAGATAAATTGCTGCCGGTAAAAGGCTGGCCAACTTATATTGGCTTGGATTTTGGTTTAACACCTGCAGCCATTGTTGGACAAATTACACCGTTTGGGCAGCTAAGAATCACTGATGAGGTGATAGCAACAGGAATGGGGATTGAGCGATTCGTGCAAGAGCAGCTTATTCCGTTGATCAAGGCAAAATATCAAGAGTGCGATAATATCCAAGTAATTGGCGATCCTGCTGGTGTTCAACGTGCGCAAACGGATGAAAAAACGTGTTTCCAAATTCTTTATGAAAACGGTTTTAATGCAATGCCGGCAAGCAGTAATTCTACAACAGCGAGGTTAGAAGCGGTTCGCTGGTGGCTATCTCGTTTAGTTGGAAAAGGACAACCGGCAATGTTAATTAGTCCACATTGCAAAGTATTAATTAAGGGCTATGAAACTGGCTACGCTTATAAAAAACTGAATGTGGCTGGTGATGATAAATACACAGATAACCCGGATAAAAACCGTTATTCACACCCTCATGATGCAAATCAATATTTATGTCTGAACACCATGCCAGACAAGATCAGAGAACAAATTATCAATATTCAATCGCATTCTCCACTAAGCGCTAGAACAGGATATTAATTATGGCAGAAGCAAAAACATTAGATGGCTTTGGCAGTGAGTTACAAGGCTTACTGTATGAACAAATGAAACAACGTCAACCAATTACTGAGCGTTGGGTTAGTGATATGTATCAATATCGTAATCAGTACGAAAGCGGTACAAAAGCAAACGGATCACAAGTCTTTGTTGGCTATACGCGCAGTAAAACGGATGCGTGGACAGCTCAAATGACAGATATGTTATTTCCATCTGATGATAAAAACTACGGCATTCAGCCCACACCAATCCCTGAAATCGCAACACTTGCAAAACAGCAAGCAGAAACACCCGATGTTATAATGGCAAGACAGTTAATGCAACAAGCCAAAGAAAGTGCTGAAGCTATGGAGAAATTAATTGACGATCAGTTGCTCGAATGTGATTACGCTGCTGAAGCAAGATTATGTTTACATTATGCGGCGGTATTGGGTACAGGAATTTTGCGAGCGCCGATTGTTGAATTAAAAGAAAAACGCTATTACCAACAAACGCCGAATGGTGAATGGCAGGCGCAGACAGAAAGTTATATTGCACCAACAGCTAAAGCAATATTGCCATGGGATTTTGTGCCAGATATGTCAGCACCAACATTAAAAGACTGTTTGTTTGTGTTTGAGCGTAATGCGGTAACAAAAAGAGAGTTACAAAATCTTGCTAAACATCCTTACTACTTAAAAGATAATGTATTGCAACTCTTAGAATCTGAGGCATCAGAAACGCATAACAGCAGTAGTGATTTATCGTCATATAACGATACATTGCGTGAGTTATCTGGTTTAGAAAAGGTCGTAAATGATAAGCGATACGAGTTATGGACATATCATGGGAATATTCCTGTTTCATTAATCGAGCAAGCAAACCAACAGTTAGCAGATAGCTATAAGATTGAACTAACAGAAGAACAGCAACAATTAGAAGAAATTAATGGCGTTGTGGTGATGTCAGGTAACGGCAAAATTATTAGCGTAAATGTGAGTCCGTTAGATTTAGATGATTTCCCTTACTCGGTGTATGTTTGTGAACCTGATGCAGCTTGCTTATTTGGCTTTGGCATTCCTTATCTTTGCCGAGATGCGCAAGAAATCCTTAATACAGCGTGGCGAGGAATGATTGATAACGGCGTATTGACGATTGGCGATCAAGTTGTTGTCAATAAGTCTGTATTAGAGCCGGCTGATAAAGATTGGAATATTAAGCCTAATAAAGTTTGGACTACCACAGGCGGAGCTGGTGTGGCTGCACAAGTCGAAGCACAACGAGCATTTGGGGTATTTTCGTTTCAATCTCGACAAGCAGAATTTGCTAACATCATTCAAATGTCAAAGGCATTCATGGATGAGGAAAGCGGTTTACCGATGATTGCTCAAGGGGAACAAGGGCAAGTGACACCAACACTTGGTGGAATGTCTATGTTAATGAACGCGGCCAACGCAGTACGTCGCAGACAAGTAAAAGAATGGGATGATTCTGTTACCAAACCGCTTATCAGACGATTTTACGAATATAACATGCAGTTTAGTGACGACCCTAAAGTGAAAGGCGATATGCAAATTATTGCGCGCGGCACTTCTGCTTTGTTGGTCAAAGAAACGCAAACAGCACAGATTATTGACTTGCTAGACCGTTTTGGGCAACACCCAGAATTAAGCCAGGCTTTTGATTGGTATGATGGCTTACGAACATTGATGCAATCTATGTCGATGGGGGCTAAAAATATGCTTATCCCTCGTGAGGAATATGAACAGAAACTACAACAAATGCAGCAAGCACAAGCACAGCAACCGCAAGACCCTGCAATAATGAAAGCACAAATGGAAATGCAGTTAGCGCAACAGAAACAGCAACATGAACTACAAATTGCACAATTGAAGCTTGAATCTGAGCTGAAAATTGAGCAAATGAAAGTAGCAATCAAAGAAAAAGAACTTGAGATCAAACTAATGGAAATCCAGGCAAATCAACAACACTCTCAACAAAAATTGCAGGTAGATAAAGAGCTAAATCAAGCTAAGCTGACTGCTGATTTGCAACTCAATACCGGTAAACAAGCGATCGAAATGCAGAAATTTAAAACAGAGGTTGCATTAAAGAACCAACCAACCACTAACCCAACAGGTAACTACGGGTTAGAACAGTAATTAACAGAACACAAAGATAACCGCCTTAACTGGCGGTTTTTTTATGCCTAAATCAAGGGGAATAGCATGAGTACAATTTACTTAAGTGATGCAACACGCAAGCGTTTATCAGAAACCGCCTATGGTGGAAAAAACAAAGAAGATGAAGCTGCGTCTTATCTTGGCGCAATGACAGCTACTTATGAACAGCCGAAAGAGCAACAAGGTGTAATTGGCGATACGATTGACGCATTTGAAATGGGTCTTGGTAGAGGAGCTAGCGATTTAAGTCGTTTAGTTGCAATTGGGGCAAACAAACTCGGTTTTGATAGTGTAGAAAGCTGGTTCAATAAAGCGGCTGATGCCTCTGCTCAATATGCTGATGAGCAAATGAATGAAATGTCAGATGAGATGAAAGCTGCTCTAAAACAAGATGTAACTGACGATCCCACTGCACTTATGAATATTCGTTGGTGGGCAGGGAACTTAGGAGCCGTATTAGGTAGTGAATTAGATACAGTGCTTGTCACAATAGGTACGTTCGGTGCTGGTTCAGCTGCTTATGCTGGAACAAAAACTGCCGCAAAACAGGGTTTAAAGCAAGTCTTTAAGAAAGAATTAGCGAATAAAGTTGGCGAAGTAGCTGTCAATGAAGCATTAAAGAGAGGAGCAAGTAAGCAATTAGCAAGAGTCGCTGGTGTTACTGCTGTTCAGTCTGCAATGATGGCTGGTTCACGTGCGAATCAAATCAGAGATGAAATGTTAAATCTTTCTGATGATGAGTTGGCTAATAATGAGCAATTCCAACAAGTTTACAATGACTTGTACAACACTGAAGAAGGAATGGGATTAAGCATTGATGAGCGATTTGAGGTTGCAAAAAACAACTTTATCGCAAAAGCGGCAAGAGAAGCTGCATTTAATCCAGTTTCAGTATTAAGCGATTTAGCAACAAATGCTGTTAGCGGTCTTGGTGGTGGCTTTATGGGGGTTGGTAAAGCCTCAAAAAACGTTGTAGATGGATTAAAAAAAGGGGCATTAAAAGAGAGTGTTACTGAAGCAATACAAGAGGTTACTGATCAATATTCTGTTAATACTACTGCAAAAGATTATTACGATCCAAATCGAGATGTAACAGAGGGAATGGCGAGCAATGCCATTCAGGGAGCGATTTTAGGGGCGGCATTTGGTGCACCGACAGGCGCATTAGATGTTTACAACGATAGACGTGTACTCAATAAAGCGAAGAAAGAATTTTTAAAATTTAAGTCAACAGGCAATGAAACAGTAGATGAGTCATTACGCAGCTATGTTGATATGGTAAATTCACAAGCGAATGACCTCGAAGATCTTATTTCGCAAAGTCGCTTTAATGCCCATTATGTTATTGCACAAAAAGAAGCAAGAGCGGCAAATATTATGGCTCAAGACGCTTCACAAGCTAATTTAGGAACTAACGAAGTTGAGATACAAAATACTAGTCCAGCTGAAGATGATGTTGTTGATGTAAATAATGATCAATCAAGTAATCAAGAAGATGTTATAGACCAGAATAATATTGCCGCAACACAAGATACACCAACAGAAAATACAGTAAGTTTCTTAACAGACAATGATTTGTCTAAGTTGTTTACTCACAATGCAAAATTAGCAAATAAGATTGCTGATTTACAAGATAGACTAGAAGATCCGACTATTTCAGATGTAGATAAACAAGGATTACAAGCTGAACTTAATTCTCATATCAATGAAACAAAAGATTTCTTTAATCCACCATTTTCTTTCGAGAAAACGCAATTAGATGACATTGCCAAAGTTAATCCTCAACTAGCTAAAGATTTAACAGCAACACAATCTATTATTACTAATAAGTTAGCACATCCAAGAATTAAGAAAGCGGCGGAACAGCAGTTTTCAACTTTGCTAGATCAGGTTAAACAAGGAAATTTTGTTAAGTTTAATGACTTACAAAGAAAACAATTGGAACAGCGCCAACAAGAGATAAATAAACAAATTACACCAGATCAAAATCCAAAATTAAGCAATGATGAACAAATTGATTTTGTTGAACAACAGCTTTATGACGACCAATTTACCCCAGAACAACATATAGAGCCTTACAGCGAAGTTAGGTTTAGCCGTTCACAGCATAATACACTAACCGAACAAGCTTACAATCAAGCAAAAGCAGAGGGTAGAACAGAGCTGGATTTTAATCAATGGAAACAGGTTCGCACACCAGAGTTTAAAGCTTGGTTTGGTGATTGGGAAAACGACCCAAAAAATGCAAGTAAAGTGATTAATCCTAGAACCGGCGAGCCATTGGTAGTGTATCATGGTAGTAATAATTATGAGGAAACTCGCAAATGGAATGATAAACAAAAGTATTATGAAACAGAATATCAACCGTTTAACATATTTAAGCGTAATGTTGATGGATTAGAAAACCAAGGACATTTCTTCAATAGTGATAAAGATAATGCGTTTGGTTATGGTGTCAATGAGTACCATACTTATTTAAATCTAAAAAATCCGCTTATTATTGATGCAAAGAGCAGTCATTATAGCGCCATTAAACATAAGCGTAATATAAAAGATACGTATGATTGGGCAAAATATGCTGAAAATAAAGGTTATGATGGTGTTATCTTTGAAAATGTTAGAGATGGGGCTGATTTTTCCGCTCTAGATAATGATACAAATAATTTTGTTGCGTTTGCTTCCAATCAAATAAAATCAGCAACAGATAATATCGGCACATTTGATCCAAATAATAATGATATTCGCTACTCTCGTAAAGGTAATGTCAATCGTCCTAAATCAGAAAGCTTAGAGAAGCTACGCAACGCAGAGAGTATTCACATATCAGGTAATGATATTGAGCCAAGTGCGGATTTAAAACAATATAAACGTAATGCGTTAAATTATGGAAAACTGCTTCGAGGTAGTTATATCAATAAAGACACTGGGCAAGAGATTACTCTTGGGCGTGCAGGGGTGCAAGAGGTGTTACGACACGACTACAAGGACCCTGACCATTTACAAAGTATTGCAGCCATTCCACAGATTATTGAAAATGCGATATATATTGACACTTTGCCAAATGAAGATAGAAGGAAACACCCTGATATTGAAAGTTATGATTATTACGCTGTAGGTTTGAATATTGGTGGTGATTATTATACTGTTAAAGCCGTTATTGCTAATTCAACGACTGGTGAAAAATATTACGATCATAAATTATCAGAGATCGAAAAAGGCGATCTATTAGAAATGACCTCTCGCGTATCAACTGCGGAGATTTCCAACTCATCGCCTTTATCTAGGATTGAGGATAAACGTTTATTACAACTTTTGCAAGCAGAAACAGCAGACTCAACAGAAAATAATAATGCCCCTCATGATAAACAACAACTTCAATCTTTACTCTCTAATATCCTAACACCAGAACAGTCAGCCAATGTTGAAATTGTTACAGGGCAAACCGCACCAGATAACGCTCGCAAATTTATTCGTGATGGTGTGGAAGGTTGGTTTAATCCAAAAACAGGGAAAGTGACGTTAGTTCCTTCAAATATTAGAGCTACAAAAAACATGAGCCGAGAAATGCGGTTAGCTTGGGTAGCTTGGCATGAGTTAGGACATTTAGGGGTAAATGTTAAATATCGTGCGGACTATAAAGGCATTATGGAAAAAGCTCGTAAGCATAGTGTCGTAGGTGCAATGTCAGAAGCGATTATGGCAGACAGAAAACGCTTTGTGGATAAATCAGGCAAATATACCGACCCAGCAGCCACTAACAAAGATATTGCAACAGAAGAAGCCTTAGTTGAATTATTGGCTGCGCACGAAACAGGTAATTTTGATGAGCTTCGTCAGCGATACGGTGTAAAAATTAACACTCTACACGAAAAGAACTTTAAAGCGTGGTTTAAGATTATTGCTGATAAAGTGCGTCAATTGATGAATAAGTTATTTGGACGTTCTTTTGATGAAATGACAGATTACGATCTAATTCGTTTAATTGGTGGTATTAAGCAAGGCATTAACAGCAATCCAACACCACCGACAACAGGCAAGCGCTTTAGCTTAAATGAACACCCTGATAGTGATTTTGCAAGAGCGGTTGATGATGTCGCAAGTGGTAAATTTACAGCCCAACAGGTTATTGATGTAGGAACAACGCCAGCAGTTTTAAAAATGTTAGGTTTACCTGACGTGAATGTTGTCATTAACGGTTCTGTATTAAAGAAAGTAATGTTAGATAAACATAATGTTAGACCTGAAGTATTAAAACAATTACCACGACAAATTAATAACCCTGTTGCCGTAATGAAATCTAGCACACAACAAAATGGCTATGTTGTATTAACTGAATTAACCGAAAACGTAAATGGCGTGGATAAACCTATAATCGCTGCATTGCATTTAAAACAATCAAAACAAGGTTTAGAGTTGATTAATATTGCAAGTGTCTATGGGCGTAATATTTCGCAGCTGCAAAATGGATTGAATAACGATTTATTATATTGGAATAAAACAAAAGGTTCTCAACTTGCTAGGAGAGTTGGGCTTCAATTGCCATCGTCGCTCACTAGCGCTGAGAACCTTTCGGTTGGTTCTGGCGATAACCTTACGCTTCAATTGCGATCACCGTTATCTAAGAACCAACCCTTGTCTAATATTAAGACAGAGGAGGATTTAAAGCAATACTTGCCAGAAATTAAATTTTCAGCGGCCACTTCTGTTTTAGATAGCGCATTTAATAAACTTGGCTATGGCGAAAAGGAAAGCGCTTTAGAACGCGGAGTTAGTGAGTTTAAACAAGCTAAATCTAGAACTGTTTCAGAATGGAAAGCTTTAGCAACAGATTGGGGCAGAAAAATGAATACATGGGTATTTGATTCTTTAGCGCCAATCAAGTATTGGGAAGATAAAGCGGGTGTTACCGATCATAGTCAATCCGGATATACAGCAGCACGACTTGCAGCCGGTTCGGGTTCTATTGCTGAAGCGAGTATGACACATGGTTTACCGGAATGGAAAGATGGCATTATTCAACGTAAAGCAGGAACGAGCAAAAACGATGCTTTATTAGGTATTATGGAAAATCTCGGTGATGACATGAATAACTTTTTAGCCTGGATTGCCGGTAATCGTGCTGAAAAGTTAATGGCAGAAGGTCGAGAACATAACTTAAGTGTTGAGGAAATCCAGGAGCTGAAAGCGTTAAATAAAGGCAAAGAGCAAAAGTTTGAACAGGCTCGTAAAAAGCTGATGAATTGGAATAAAGCCATTTTAGATTTAGCGGAGCATGCTGGTTTATTTACGAAAGAAGATAGAGCGAAATGGGAAGATACAGAATGGTATATTCCGTTTTATCGTGAAACAGAAGAAGGTGATGTGATTGCACCGTTTCGTAATAAAGGTCTGGCTAACCAAACAGCTGGAATTAAAAGATTAAAGGGAAGCGATAAAGCGACATCTGATTTACTTAGCAATATCATCACTAACGCTACAAAATTAATTGATGCGTCAGTCAAAAATGATGCTTTGACTAAAGCGGTTGTCAATCTTGCTGATACAGATGTAATTACGGTTATTGAAAAGCCTAATCTAATTGATTATCGACGACTCGAGCAAAATAAACAAGGCAAAGGCATTAAAGATGGTGGTTTAGCTATTGTGAAGATTAAAGGCGAAGATTATATGATCGAAGTCCACGATAAAGCGCTATTTAATGCTATTACCTCTATCGACCAAAAACCATTAGATTATACTGGCCGTAAAATTTTTACTGGAGCGAAACACGTTTTAACAGCAACAGTAACCTCAATGCCTGATTTTATTGTGAGAAACTTTTTGCGAGATGTTGTGCAAGCAGCAACAACAGATCGAAATCATATGAAGTTAGGTGTTGATTCACTCAAAGGCTTGAAAGAGTCATACAGCAAAGGTGGCGCAGCAGTGGATCTAATGTTTTCTGGTGCGTCATTTGGTCATGGGTATATTGATGCCGGCGATCCTAAAGTGGCTGCTGACAATATTCGCAAGCATTTACGAAAGAAAGGGTACAGTAAGTCAGAAATTGATGGCTATATGAAAACTATTGTATGGTCTAAAGACCAACTTACTAATCTGCTTGATAAATATCAACACCTCAATTCATCCGTTGAAAATGCAAACCGCGTAGCGGTATATCATGCAGCCTTAAAGAACGGAAAATCAAAAGCGCAAGCTGCTTTAGAGGCAAAAGATTTAATGGATTTCTCAATGAAAGGGAACGCAAGAATCATTCGATTCTTAGCTGATATTCTTCCTTTCTTCAATGCAAGATTGCAAGGATTGTCACAATTAGGACGAGCCTTTAAAGACAATCCAAAGAAAGTTGCACAAAGAGGCGCTATGATTGCATTGACATCAGTAGGACTGGCATTAGCGAATATGGGCAACGATCGTTATGAAGAATTACCAGATGAAGAAAAAGATAATTATTGGCATATTTTCATCGGCAATGAACATCTTCGCATACCTAAACCATTTGAATTAGGGGTTGCTTTCGGCACAATTCCAGAGCGCTTACTCAGAACAACACTAGGGTTAGACTCAACAGGTAAATTAGGCGAAAGATTAAGCTCTGCAGTGATTAATACGTTATCACTTAACCCAATTCCTCAAGTGGCTAAACCGCTAGCTGAACTTTATATGAATAAAGATATGTTTAGTGGTAGAGAAATTGAAAGTATGTCCGATAAACGACTTATATCTGCTGCGAGATATGATGAAAATACGTCATTATTAGCGAGAGGAATTGGACAGGTAACAGGCGAGTTTGGATTAAGCCCTAAACAGATTGAGCATCTAGCAAGAGGGTATTTCGGTACGCTAGGTATGTATGTCTTGGGTATGAGTGATTATTTAATTAGAGCGAACGGTAATTATGGTGATAAACCTAAGAAAAATTGGAATGAATTACCGGTTTTCAGTGCTTTATTTGGTGGTGATGTCAATGTACCTAGACGCTATACCAGTTACATGAATGATTATTATGAGTATCTCAATAAAGCAACAGAGATTGTAGCTACCATTAATAATTATGAGAAGAAACGCGGCATGTTAGATGAAGCAAGACAACTTAAAGAAGAAAATAAAGCGTTATTACGTCATGTTCCTTTGCTCAATAAAGTGCAAAAAGAATTGAAAGGCGTTAAAAACGAAATTGACTTAATTCAGCGTGATCGTGTAATGAGCGCTGAAAGAAAGAGACAGCGTATTGATCAGCTATTAGCTAGACGAAATCAGCTTGTTAAAATGGTTGCTGAAAGAGTACGACAAGAAGATTATTGACTTGTGCAAAAAATTGCACTAGAATTTCTCATAATAGCCAAAGTGTAATTTATTTGCATTTTGGCTTTTTTATTGGAGTAAAAATGGAAATTCAATCACACGCAGATAAACAGTTGTTAAAGCGCGAATTAAATCTACGCCTAACAGAATATCAACGTAGCTTATCTCAGATTGGTTTAACTTCGCAGCAATATGATGTGTTGCGAGGTCGGATAGCTGAAATTAATGATTTAATTGAGTGTTTTCAATTAAACCAAACAGAATGAATTTAATAAGAAAAAGAGCCACCCATCGCGGTGGCTTTTTTATTGGAATTTACAACAAGCCGCTTTATGCCGCTAATGGAGTAATACATGGAAAATCAAGAGCCACAAACATTTGATGAAGCCGCCGCTTTTGAAGAAGCCGCAAGCGAAATGAAATCAAGTGGTGAAACTCAAGTTAACACAACAGACGACGCAGAAAATACCGATGCCAGCTTGCCTGATCAGCAAGTGCAAGACGCTGACAATATTCAGCCGTCCGATGTGCCAGATTGGTTGAAAGATGCCTCTGATGAAGTGAAGGAAAACGTAAGAAAACTTGAGGAAGAACGAAAACGCTTTGAACACATGGCGAAAAGTCAGAGAGGTCGTGTTGGAGCGTTGTCAAAGAAATATCAACAAGCAAAAGCCGCGCTGGATAAAATTAAATCAAATTCAAGCAATATTGATGCCGATATTGAACGTTTGAAAGAAGATTATCCAGAGATGGCTGAGGTACTGTCACGCATTGTGACAGGACAGAATAAACGACTTGATGCTATTTCAGATCCGTTATCACAATTAGCAGAAGCTAACGTTCAGGATTTAGTGCAACAAGAATTAGACGGCAATATTGCCCTCGTTTCAAGCGCTGTTCCTGATGCTGAACAGATTGTCGCCGACCAAGGCTTTCATCAGTGGGTACAGTCTCAGCCGAAAGGTGTCCAGGCTTTATTCAGATCTGATGATCCGAATGACGCAATCTATCTGTTAAATGAGTACAAAAAAGTTACCTTCGCTAAACAAGATAACCGCACAAAACGAACACAACAATTATCCGCAATGAGCTTACCTAACGGACGTAACAGTCCGAAAGGTGGCGCAGAGGATTTAGATGAGAATTCACTCTTTAATCGTATTGCGGAAGATATGAAACGTAATAGATAGAATTTAAAGGAGAAGTATTATGGCTACAGGCACTACGACTTATGGCGACATTTCACCACGTACACAAGTGTATGCAGTGGCGCAAATGTTAAAACACGCAGAGCCAATTATTGTGTTAAACAAATTTGGCCAATCAAAAGGCATTCCACAAAATAAAGGGCAGAAGATTAAATTCCGCCGCGCGAAACCTTTTGAACCAGCATTAACACCATTAACGGAAGGTGTACGCCCAGCGGCACAAAAAATGGTGTATGAAGATGTGGAAGCGGTATTGAAGCAATACGGCGCGTGGACTGAGATTACTGATGTGATTCAGGACACACACGAAGATCCGGTACTCAAAGATATTACGCAGTTATCCGGTGAGCAAGCGGGAGAAACAACTGAGTTGTTAACGTGGGGTGTTATCAATGGTGGCACATCAGTGGTATTTGCAAACGGTGCAGCGACCAACCAGGTCAATCAGCCGCTTTCACTTGCTGCATTACGAAAAGCAGTTCGTGTTTTAATGAATAATCGCGCGAAGAAAGTCACGAATATTCTTGATTCATCTATCAAGATGGAAACTAAGCCGATCGAAGCGTCATTTATTGCGGTTTGTCACACTGACTTAGAGCCGGATATTCGTAATTTGCCAGGTTTTGTGCCTGTGGCAAAATACGGCACTCGCTCAACCGTTTCTCCTAACGAGTTTGGTACAGTCGAGAATGTGCGTTTTGTCACGACTGCGTTATTCACACCAACTGCTGATGCCGGTGGCGCAAAAGGCACAACGCTATCTACAGGTGGAAGCAATTCTGACATTTATAAAATTGTCATTTTTGGACAAGATGCGTTCGGGGTTTGCCCACTCAAAGGTAAAGAATCTGCCAACATCTTAGTGCGCAATCCTGGTAAGCCTGAAAAAGGCGATGAACTAGGACAAACCGGTTCGGTGGGTTGGAAAACCTGGCATACCGCACTTATCCTCAACCAGGCGTGGTTAACTCGCATTGAGTGTGCTGCCTCAGCACTTTAACCTGTACTTAGCCCTCTTCGGAGGGCTTTCTTTTTTATAGGAGAAATTTATGTCTTATCCATTTATCAATCTTGACACTGCAAAAAAAGATGAGTTGATTACACACTTAAAAAATTATTGCGGTATTGAAGCGAAAGAAAGTGATACTAAAGACAAGTTAGTTGAAGCGATTTTAGAATTTGAAGATCTGAATGGGCATGTTAGACCGTATGAATCAATCCCAGAAAAATACAGATCGGACTCAAATCATACTGAAAATAACGATGCCATTGAACATAGCTCAGATTTAAACACTTATCCAAAAGTGAAAATCTTAATTCAGTCAACAGAAAAATTTGATGGTCAAGATGATGTATTGGTTTGGATCAACGGCTTTTCTTATCAAATCAAGCGCGATGTTGAAGTTGTTGTACCTGAACCGGTATATCAATTACTCATTAATTCAAAAACCACGATTTATCAGCAAGAAAAAGATGGTTCAGTCACTGAAAAAATCGTACCGAATTATGCAGTTCAATTCTTAGGTAATGCGTAATGAATTTTCTACAATTGGCTCAACGCCTGCGTAGAGAAATTAGCGATACCGGAGAAGGCCCTGCTAACGTAACAGGACAACGTGGGCGAAATTTAGAATATGTTGATGCGGTAAGAGAAGCATGGCTAAACATTCAAACCATCAGAACATGGGGCGATGAATTTTGGGCAGCACCGTACAGTGATTCTAATTTGCAGGTCTTACAAGTTTCTACTGACACACCATTTATTCCTGAACACCTGCACTTAGCGATTGTTTATTATGCGCTGGCCAATAAAGCAATTTCACAAAATGCGCAAGAGTTAGTGTTAAAGGCGCAAACAGAATGGGATAAATATTTGCATTTATTATGTAAAAGTTATTTGCCGAACATGTCGCTAGGAGAAAATAATGGCTAAATTACCTGCTTTTTCTTCGCAATTTATCGCTATGTCTGGTGGCATGGATTTAGCAACACCGCCTATCGCTAAGGCGAATAGTGATGCTATTATCGCTTTAAATGTACAGCCTTTGTTTTCAGGTGGTTTTACACGAATTGAGGGGTACGAAAGCATTGATGGGAAAATCATTCCATCCGAGATGAAGTATTACTTAATTGTCTTGCAAGACGTTCCACCACCAACACTATTAAATAGTGAATTTTTACTCGATAACAAGCCTGCTAAAGTCATTGAAGTAATTGATAATAGCATTGTTGTTATTTCGCAAGTCGGTGCAGCAGTTTTTACGAAATCAAGCATTAGTATTGGCGAGTTTACTTCTGTTATCACTTACATCACATCATCTGTCGGTGATGTAAATAAAAGCCGAGATTATTTAGCTAAGGCTTTCCAATACGGCTGTGATTTAGTCCGTTCAGTTGATGGTGAGGGTATATTAAGAGGTGTTGCTGAACTTAACGAAAATCTTATTGTTTTTCGTGATCAAGATTTGTTTTGCGGCGCTTTTATCAGTGATAAAGATGAAGGTTGGAAGCCTGTACCTAAAACTTACGTTATTGAGTTATCTGTAAGCGCACATCCTGAATATTTTGCAGATGGTGCGAAATTTACTGTCGATCAGCAAATGCATATTGCTTTATCTTCTAATGTCTCAACTGATAACAAAAAAGTTACGCTTATCTGTCACTCTCTATTTGAATTAAATAAACAAGTTAGCATTAACAATGAAGTTGTCGGTACTGTTACTGCATGTAATGAAGTGACGCTAACAAAAGGAGGTTACTTTGAAATTATCTACCACAACTTTTATGGCGGTGTAGATACACAATATGCTTATGCTTGTAATGGCTATGAAGTCATTGAGATTAGGCAAGATGGTTCACTTATTCCGATTAAAGTCAATGCACAATATCCTCAACATATCGTTGCACATAAAAACCATTTATTTGTTTCGTTCAAAGGTGGACAAGTTGGGCATTCTCTTGTTGGTTATCCGACAAGGTGGAGCGTGTTATTAGGATCTGAACAGTTTGGCTTAGGTGATGAAATTACTGCGTTATCCTCTGCAGTTGGTGGTGTGCTTTTAATTTGTTGTGAGCATAAAGTATCAGCGTTGTATGGTTCAACCAGTGATGATTGGGCATTGAAAGGTTTATCGAAAGTGGGTATTCAAGCCGGCACACTACAATCAACATTTGTACCGGTTGGCATTAGTACCAACGGCATTACGCGAATCGATCAAACGGAACAATTTGGCGATTTTAAGTTAAGCGAATTAGATGCTAGTAGAAAGTTAGGTTTTAATCCACTAGATAATAAAATCTCTTTTACTTCTACGTTAGCAAATAGAAATCAAGTTAGATTTTATTCAAGCTCAGGATCTCATCTTTGCATTATGTTGTTGCCAGATGGTACAACAAAAAGTACCTACTTCAATTATCCAGACAAATTAACAGGCGTTTGGCAATCAAATAACTATACCTACTTAGCATTTAATGACGGCAAAGTATATCGCCAAAATGAAAATTGTTACTCGTATGCAGGAAAGCAAATTGAATGGCTTATCAAAATGTCATTTAACCACTGTGGCAGTCCTACTACGATAAAAAGCTGGCATTCGGCAGAATTACAAGCGACAACGCAAGGTGAGGGGAAACTTAAATATCGCTACGATCTCGACTACAACGCTAACTTTCATGCCACTAAATTAAATGAAGATATTTCAATTTACGGTGGAGGTGGACGCTGGAATGATTCATTCTGGAATAATTTTCTATGGTCAGCAGAAGATTATTCAACACCTACTTTTCAACTAAGCGGATACAGTAGAAATATTTCATTATCTTTTTCCGGCGATGAATTGTATGCGCCGCCATTTGAATTAACAGGTTTAATTATCAATTACATCACAAGGAGATTGTATCGTGTCTGATAAAAAACAAATTTTGTATAAACGATCTCATGATTTCACCCCGTACACAAAAGCGGATGGACAAGCTGTATCTGATGAATTTGACGCAATTCAAGCTGCGTTAGATAAAGTGCCGCCACTGAGAGATGACGGTACAGGGTTTTCGTCGCCACCGATTATCCCAGAACCAACGGAAAACAATCACCCGGTGAATTATGGAATGTATCTTAATGGCGTGAAAAATGTTGAATCAAATCGAGTTGAGGTTGAGAGATTAGCAAATGAAGTCAAGCAAAATATGCAAGCAGTAGCCGCTAATACTCAAGCAGTATATAACAATACGCAAATAGTCTTAGCATCAGAACGGAACGTTATTAATAAAGAACGTTTAGCGGATGAATCTGAAAACATGGCGAGAAAGTGGGCATCTAATCCAGAAGATGAGATTGTATTAGATGACAAATATTCCGCTTATCACTATTCTCAAAAGTCAAAACAGAGTGCGACAGAATCAGCGCAATCAGAACAAAATGCCGCCCAATCAGAAACGAACGCTAATAATAGTGCAGTATTTGCTGAAGAAAAGGCAAATGAAGCACAAGATTATATGCAACAAGCTAAACAAGCAGCATTTCGTGAAAACCGCTGGATTGATATTGTAGATAAACCAGCGTTCATCAGTGCAGTTAATAGTACTTCTGAAAAAGACTTTGCAACACCAAAATCAGTTAATGATGTGTATATAGAACTGCAAAACATGTTTGAAATATATGTTGGAGTTCCAATTGCGTACCCTTCATCGCAAGTGCCAATGGGGTATTTAGCAATGCAAGGTCAAGCATTTGATGCATTTACATACCCAATATTGGCGAAAAAATACCAAAACGGTAGATTGCCAGACCTTCGTGGTGAATTCATTAGGGGATGGGATAACGGAAGAAATGTTGATAATGCACGTACTTTATTATCAAACCAGGGTGATGCGATACGTAATATTACTGGTATTCACAGATCAACGGCATATCTTGATAACGAGGATGCGTACGGTGCGTTCGCGGGTAGTTCTATGATATTAGATAGTGGTGTATATGCAGTTGCATATACGCAACAAATATCGCGTGAAACAATAACATTTAATGCGTCACTTGTTGTGCCGACAGCGCATGAAAATAGACCGCGTAACGTTGCGTTTCAATATATTTGTTTGGCAGGATAAGGACGATATATGACAGTACAATTTGATAATAAAGGATTTGCACTGAATAGCGGCTATATAACAGTGCATACAATAGACAACAATAATATTTATATAGGCTCGGCAGAACAATATATTAGCATCGGCTGTGGTTTAGCTGCTAAATCATATCTTGATGCACCACCGCAAGAAAAAACTGGCTTTGTAGTGCAACGCATTAATGATAGCTGGCAGTATGTAGCAGATCATCGTGGCGAAAAGGTTTACTCTATTGATGATGGTGCTGAGATAGAAATTAAAGAAGTTGGAGATTATCCAGCTAACACAACAACGCAAAAAAGACCAACTGAACATCACGAATGGAACGGAGAAGAATGGATAATTAATGAAGATGAAAAAACTAAATTGCTCAATGAACAATGTGACGAAATGTGGGAACGCATCAAAGCATATCGTTATCAACGTAGCTTAAGCGGCGTGTATATCGAGAGCGTTGGTAAGTGGTTTCAGACCGGAGAGGAGGAAAAGACGAAATATCTCGGACTTTCGCACGTCATTAAAGAAATTGGTTCTATTTCGTGGAAAACGTTTGAGAATGATTTTATTGAGATGACCCCTGAATTATTAAATTCAATTTTTGCAGAGATGGTTAGAGCTGAAAATGCCGACCACATTAACGCAGAAAAACATAAAGCGTTGATGATGCAGTCAGATACACCGCTAGAATATGACTTTAGTAGCGGTTGGGAGCGTAGATATGAAGATTAAACAAATACTGATAGCGATAGACCAGCTAGTAAACACATTGGTTGGTGGTTATGCAGATGAAACAATAAGCAGTCGATGTTATCGCAATGCAAAACTGAAAGGCTCACCGAAGAAAAGGTGGGTCTTTTTTTATGCGCTGATTAATACGTTATTTTGTGACAAAAATCACTGCAAAATAGCGTATCAAAGCGAAGTGTTACGCAGACAATATCCGAGTGATTTCAAGGAGTAGGTATGGCGATCTTACAATCAATGACAGAAGCGGTACAAAAGAAAAATGAGCAAGTGCCATCAATGGCCGCTAATGTTGCAGCGAATTTAGACAGTAATTCATTACTGATGAAGAATGCGGCAGCAAAAGGAAACCGATTTGCGGCAGCTCGTGGATTACAAAATTCAACAGTTGGCGCTGAGGCTGCTCAACGAGCAATGTTAGATGCGGCTACACCGATTGCGCAAGTGGATACACAAAATCAATTCACAGCACAACAAGCCGGGTTGGACAGAGAGCATCAACGAGGCATGACCCAATTACAAGCTGACTTAAATTACAGTAATCAAAACCGCTTGAATCAAGCACAGAATCAATTTGCAGCACAACAAGCAGAATTAGATCGAAATCAACAAACTAACTTAACAAGGCTGCAAGCTGATTTGAATTACAATAATCAGAGTAGGTTAGCTGATTTACAACATAGAAATGAAATTGATCAACTTAATGCACAAGTAGCTGCAAACACAATCGGTAAGTCTATTGACTTTGCGCAACAAATCACAAACAACTTTGACGCTCAAATCGCAGGTATTTTGCAAAACACAAATATGAAAGAAGAGGACAAGCAAAGAGCAATTAATCAATTGAAAGGTAGTCGAGATTCAGAATTGCGCTTTATGAGTACCTTTTTTCAACACATACCAACTACGCAGCGGAATTGGTCATTCTTTCCAAATCTAGGCGTACCATCAATCAACATTGGCTAAGGGAGGATATATGGGATTTTCATTTTCTGATGTTTGGAACACAGTCACTGGGGCGTTTTCTACTGGTGATGCTAATGGTAAAGGAGCTGGTTGGATTGGAGGGGCTGTTAATTGGTTAGAAAACAACAAAAATACAGCGAATCTTATTGGTAATACGTTAATGGGGGTTGGAGGCTATTTTGCTCAAAAAGAGCAAGCGAAAGACCAAATGAAAGCGCTTCGTGAACAAATGGATTTAGAACGACAGCTCAAGTCAGAATATTCTGCTGTTCCTGAAGTAGATACCACGTACAACAGCTTAACTGTTGGTGAAAGTCCGTCATTAGCAGGTGGCGGCATACTAACAGAAATGAAAAAACGCACTGATGAACGGAGGAATGTTTAATGGGGTATAAAGATGGTGGCTATGGTGGTGTAGGTGCCAATGCCAGAAGTGGTTCTGGCGGTAATGGTGGCTATGGTGGTGTAGGAGCTAATGCTAGAAGTGGTTCTAGTGGAGGCTATGGTGGAGGAGATGGTAGGCATAATGACAGTGATGGTGGATATAACGGCATTCGTTCAGGTATTAGTCGTTCAAACTCTAAATCAAGCATAGGATCTGGCAAGCAAAATGACAGCAATCATTCTTTCGGCAGTGACAGATCATTATCGTTATCAAGAAGCAATGTTTCTAATGCAGCAAAAGATTTAAGAGATACTGTTAAATCATTAACGGGAGGAAGCGGTCAATTAGCAGGCGGTGAAGAAAATAAAGACGGATTACTTAGTGCGAATATAAATGACATTAAAGATGATCTTCATTTTTCTATGGATTATGCAATGTCACCTTATAACAATGAGCTATCTAGAGGTGAATTTAATAAAGCTTTTGGTGCTGGCGTCAATGATGCAATGAAAAGTGCTGATAGGCGTTTTGGGATTGGCGTGGCAACGGATTTAATGTCGCCAGTTGTTGGTGGAGCAGCGTTTAATACACTGTCAAAAATTTCACCAACAGCTGGAATGTTTGGCGCTGCCGCAGCACAGAAATCACTATCGGCTTTAGATAGATTTGCTGACACATACAATCCAACAGCAACAAGTCAAGCCGCTCAAGCGGTTTATGATGCTGGATATAATCAAGCATCTAATATTGCAAAATCAGCTGGAACTGGTGTGTTAGGTAATATAGCCGGCGGTGTAGTTGATGTTTTGGCTGGCGGTGTTCCGGTTGGCAGCACTATTAATAACGCAATAAATCATTATGCTGGAAGGCAAGCTGTTTTGGATAAATATGGAGATATCGGTACAGTTGCACAAGCTGAACAAAATCGGCAGCAAGCAATAAAAGAAGCGAGAGAGATGGAGGCAGAAAGGAGAAAGATTGATGGCTCGAATCAAGGCATTCTCAGTCAAATGACATCACGACTTAATTCTAATCAACAACAATTAAATGCTATCAATCAAAAATTATTTGATGCATTACCATCTTTAAACCACCTTTGGGATAACATCTATATTAGTTAAGGAAAAAATTATGGGTATTTTAGATTCAATGACGCAAGCACAACAACAAACTACTGAGCAACCGCAACAAGCAATGGAACAGCCTGCTCAACAAGAGCAACAAGGCTCTATGGCGCAAATGTATCAGATGGTAATGGAAAACTCGATTAATGCTATTGCAAATACTGCAGAAGAACGCATTAAACAGAAAGGGCCTATTGATGGCTCAGCAGATTTAATTGCTACTGCAATGGTCAGTAATTTGCAGGCAGCAAGACAAAATGGAAAAACAATTCCTCCGCAGGTGTTGATGCAAGTAGCTAAAGACTTAGCGATGCAGCTACTAGCTAAATTAGGTGTACCAGAAGATCAACTTGATGATGTCTTAATGGATGTCCTATTGCGAGCAATGGAACAGTTCGGAGATATGTCACAAGGACTTATTACGCCAGAAGAGGAACAGCAATATGTAGCTATGTTGCAACAAGTATCACAAGCAGCAAAAGAGCAAATGGGAGCTGGTAATCAAGCCTCTGTTCAACAGCAACCTCAACAAATGCAATAAGGAGTAATATTATGGGTTATGGTGGTATTTTAGCAGCAATGGCGGCAGGATTAGGTACTGGTATTGTTAAGAATGTTGAAAACGGTTGGAAAGAAGAGGCTGCCCAAAAGGAAATGGATTGGCGATCTAAAGAATATGCACTAGGACGCAAGCATGATTTTGATTTAGAAGATAAGCGATACCAAAATGAAATATCTAAGATGGCAATACAAGCCCAATATGATTTAGGGAAAATTGGTTATCAACATAGATTAGATAACTCTAATCAAAATAAAGATGCTGATGCAATAATGAACGGGATTATAGCTAGAAGAGAAAAAATTAATACACTTGATAGCGTAATTTCAAGTTTAACAGATCCAGACCAAAAAAAACAACTTATTGAACAAAGGGATAACGAGAAGAAGCAATTAGACTTTTATGTATCAAGGCCAGAAGTGAAGAATATATACAATTCTTTATCGGTTGGTGATAAAGAGATTTTTTCTGCAGCATCTGGCGTTCCTACTGATGACTATGCTAATTATCAAGCAGAACAAGACGCAAAACTGAAAGCGGAACAGGAGGCTAAAGCAAAGGCAGATCAAGTGAAACTACAACAGCAAAATCAAGCTAGAGTTAGAGCTGCCCAACAGGCAGAGCAAGCAAGAATAGCTGGATATAAAGGCATAGGAAATGCCACAAGAAATTCTAGTGGTGGTAATTGGTCTTGGTCACAATATTATAATCAAAGTGCCACTAAATAGCTTATTTTGCGAAATAGATCACTACATCAGAAATGATATTCTGTTATCCTCTTAATTAAATTAATTAGGAGGATTTTTTATGGTCTTAGGAAGAACATTTGTTGTTTCTGTTATTAGCTCAATTGTTTTGGTAGGGTGTAACAGTGTAAGTAATCAATATCGTTTTAATTCTTATGGTGAAGCTGAAGCCTATTTAGAAAAGGAGTATATGAACAAGGCAATAGAGAATGCCATGGTTAAAACATTTTCATTAAATACCGAAAAAGATAGATTAAGTTTATACACTCTTACTAAGAATGTTGGAAATCAGCAATTTGAGGTAAAAATGAGAATTTATGGGTTTGATAGTTATGACTTAGAAAGTGGAGAAAAATATTATTATAAAGAATATAAAGATATGAGTGATTTTATGAAGACCAATAAAGATGTTTTACCTGGTCAGTTTTACACTAAATATTATGGGAAAGCCATATTTAATTGCACAGATAGAAAGTTAAATTTCACTGAGGGATTTGTTTATTATCCAGATGTTATTCAAGAACACCCTAATATAGGTACATACTTTACGGACGTAGGGATTTCAACTTATAAAGTAAAACAAATAGAAAAAAGTGGCGCGCCAAGTGAATTATTGGTCGCAACGTCACCTTATCACAGACCTCCAGCAGATTATATTCTTTTTAAAGCATTCAAAGATAAAGTACCTGCATTTATAGATAAATATTGTTCTCAAAGATAGTTTGAAGAAGGTGAAAAAATGAAAAAGTTAATTATTGGATTAATTCCAGTTTTATTTGCTTCTGTTGCTAACGCAGAATGTTATGGAACAGATACTTTTAGTAACTGCTATGATGGTTATGGAAATAGATATTCAGTGAGTCGTTTAGGTAATTCAACTTACGTTAATGGGTATAATTCAAATACAAGATCTAGTTGGTCGCAAACCTCTAATACTTTTGGAAACACGACATACCAAAGTGGTTATGACTCGGAGGGAAATAATTGGAGTCAAACTATACAGCATAATGGCAATAGCACCACTTATTCTGGATATGATTCTGATGGTAATAGTTTTTATAGAACTTGTTATCGTAATTTTGATGGCAGCCAATCTTGTTATTAAATATTTTTCTGTTGTGCGGACAGTTCAGAAATTAACAGATATAAATATTATTTCATAGATAGTCTTTTCTACCGAGTAGGCAGCTTAGAAATCTTTTGCTTATAATTATTATTCTGTTAATGCCTTTCCTGCCGCATAGGTAGCTTGGAAAATATAAAAATGGATAAGCTATAAGCAATCAAATATAATCTACTAAAATCTTACGAAGCACCGTTGTTGGGAGAGTTATAGAATGGCACGCAAAACAGTTTCTATTAAAGCAGACCATCTGCAAAGGGTTGCAAGTATCGCACCTCATTTAGCTATAGCTGAGTTAGTATGGAATAGTTTAGATGCTGATGCTAGCGTCATTTATATAGCGTTGAATGAAGGTAATTTGGGGAAAATAGATACAATAACTGTCAAAGATAACGGAACAGGGATTAGTCTGGATAGAGCTAATGATTCTTTCTCTACCATTGGTGGTTCATGGAAGAATAGAGAAAGAACAACGCCTTTTGGCCGTTGTTTACATGGACAGAAAGGAGAAGGTAGATTTAAAGCGTTTTCGTTAGGCAGAAGCGTTCTTTGGGATAGTACTTATCTAGATGATCAACAAAAGACTAAGCATATTCATATTTCAGCTCTTCGTGATTCATTAAATGAAGTAGATATAAACGAAAAAGAAAAAAGTAAGCTTGATAGTTGTGGTACTTTAGTAACAATTAATGAAATTGATGATAAAGTTCAAGCATTAACAATAGAGAGTCTTATTAGTAAATTAACTTACATATTTGCAGGTTATCTTTGCCAATATTCAGGTGTCCAGATTTTTGTAAATGGAACTCTTCTAGATCCTCGTGAATTAATTAACACTGAAACTGAAATTATTTTAAATGAAGATTCTGATATTCATGGAAAAATGAAAGTTATTCTTTGGGATAAGAAAGATGTTTCAGATTTTTATCTATGCAAAGATAATTATTCTTTTATTTGTGACTATGACACTAAAAATAGAGTTAGAAAGCAAGGGTATAATTATACTGTCTATTTATGTGGCGAGATTATTAACATCTTAAATGAAAGTGATAATTTAAGCATTGTTGACATGGATGAAAATGCTAGAAAACTTATTACAGAAGCAATAGCAAAATTAAATGAGTACCTCAGAATACAGAAAGAGAAAGAAAATTCACAAAGAATAACTACTTGGATCGATTTGAATATTTATCCATATACAGCATCACAATACACGCCTATTGAAGAGCTTGAAAAAAATCTTTTTGATATGGTTGCGGTTAAAGTTGAGGATAACCTTCCTAGGTTTAGATCTAGTTCTATTGAATCAAAGAGATTAACTTTCCAATTGTTGTCTAATGCGATAAAAGAAAACCCTGCATCAATGCAAAGAATTCTGGAAGAGGTATTAAAATTGAATGATAGCGAGAAGGATATGCTCTCTAAATTATTAGAGAATACATCCTTAACATCTATAATCCGTTCTTCAAAGATAGTTGCAGATAGGCTCAATTTTTTGAAAGGTTTAGAAAATCTTCTTTTTGATAAAGAGAATAAAAAAGCTCTTTTGGAAAGAGATCAACTGCATAAAATCTTAGAAAATGAAACTTGGATTTTTATGGAAGATTTTAATTTTTCTGGTAGTGAAAATACATTAAATGATGTTTTAAAAAAACATATTGAGTATCTAGATTATTATGATAAAGAAAATTTTGATACAGAAAAACCAGTGTTTCTTTCTGACGGGAAAAAAGGAAGGGTTGATTTATTTTTCCATAAAGCAAGAAAGCCTAGCCAAGGTTATAAAGAATATTTAGTCGTCGAATTAAAGCGTCCAAGTCAGAAAATTAATTCTAAAGTAATTACTCAAATTAAAGATTATGCTTACGCAGTGTCATCTGATGAACGGTTCGATCATGCTAAAACAAAGTGGACATTTATAGCGGTCGCAAATGAACTTGATTCCTTTGCGAAAAGAGAAGCTAATCAACGAGGAAAGCGTAAAGGTGTGGTATCAGACGATGCGGAGTATAATGTAGAAGTCATTGTAATGACTTGGGCTGAAATCATTAATAATGCAAGGGAAAGATTAGATTTTTACAAAGAGCAATTATCTTATAAAGTTGATCATAATAGTGTTGATGAATACTTAAGAGAGAAACACAACGAATATTTACCTAAAACATATTCTTGATTTATTGAAAGCCCTATTGCAATAAATAGGGCTTTGTTTTATATTTACTTCATAGGTCTCAAAAGCCTTATCAAGAACGGTAATTCACCCCGTCAGTGTGATTTTTTTGTATCTGAAATTCGGTGTTTCTCTTTTTCTTTTCTTGCCAATTTCAATGCAAAAATAAAAATTAATATCAATGATCGACAGTGCGAGGAATACAATACCTTCGGGGAATAACTCCGCCAGATTCTTGACTGGTTTTGAGCTGTCGATCGCCCTAGTTTATATAGGGAATTTCTCTCAAAAGGAAATCAAGAAATGACTAATCAAACTCAACTTTCCACATTCAATTTTGAAGAATCATCAATTCGTGTAGTTTCTATAAATAATGAACCTTGGTTTATTGCTAAAGATGTTTGTGAAGCGATTGGCATTGATAATAATCGTAAAGCACTTTTAGCGTTAGATGATGATGAAAAGGGTGTAACTTTAAGTAACACCCTTGGAGGAATGCAAGAAATGAATATCATCAGCGAAAGTGGAATGTACACTTTAATTCTGCGTTGTCGTGATGCTGTAAAGAAAGGATCTATTCCTCATCGTTTCAGAAAATGGGTAACAGCCGAAGTTCTTCCGCAAATCCGCAAAACAGGTAAATATGAAAAAGTAAGCACTACAGTTGACGATCGCACAGGCTTACGAGATGCAGTTAATATGCTAGTAAGCAAAAAAGGCTTACTTTACTCTGATGCTTATCAATTAGTACATCATCGCTTTAACGTTAAAAGCATTGAAGAGTTGAGCAAAGAGCAATTACCGCAAGCAGTGGAATATGTTCATAGAGTAATTCTTGAAGGTGAGTTAATCGACCCCTCTGTATTACAGTTATCAAAGAATAGCCAACATCTCGAAACAACTTTAAAAATAATGGTTGAACTTTATGGCTACTGCTTACATGCTTATGAGATGCAAGAGAAGTTATCTCAATATCCAGCTCTTATAGAGGAAATAAATACTAAGATAGGTGGACAATATCTCCATAATCTTAAACATCCTCTTGAACAAGTAATGACAAAAGCAAAACACTTTATCCGAAGTAATAGTGAAAAACTAACACTGATTAAAGCAGTAGATCATTTATTAAATTAGGTACAGAAAGCCCACTTAATTGTGGGCTTTGTTTTGTGTGATTAAAAAATTCAAATGCAATAAATGATTTTTTTACATTAAATGAATTGCTTTGAATGCAGTTTTTGAATAAAATAATTGGAGAGCTATTACAATATTGACAAAAAGTAAGTTGTTAATTTGTATAAATTTTTTTATTGTTCTTTATAACAAATTGTGAAATGAATTGGTATGGCTTGTCTAGAAATTCTAGACAGGCTTTTTTCATTTCAAAGTTAACTATCAGGAGAAACGCTATGGGTGGAGATGCAAGTTAATAAATATGTATCATGGTTTTTCAATATTATTGGTCCAGTTAGTTCTTTATTGGGCGTTATTGGTGTTGCGTTCACTGATTTATTCAATGATATTGTTAAAACGCAGATTATTTTTTGGCTTACAATAGCCCTCGTCTTATTTTTATTTTTTAGAATATATTTAGTCACAAAACAGGCGTTGAATAGGCGATATCCTAGAGGGTATTTGCCTATTGCTACTTTTGCTAGATATTCAACTTCTGATGGAAAGCGTATTCAATATGAGATCTTTAGGCATATCCAAATAAAACAATCGTTTAAAAATTCTTTTGAACATGATTTTTATTGGACTGGTTCAAAATTGCCAACAGTTTCTTCTAATATGCAAAAGGTTGGTGTTATTAAAGAAAAAGAAAATGATGATGGTCAAATAAGAAATGTAGTTCCGTTAGAATTTAAAGAAACATTATTGTATAACTCTTGTGAAGTTGTTCACATTTTAATGGATATAGATGATAGTGATGAAAAGTCTGAACCATTTTTATCACAAACAGTAAATGAACCTATAAAATCTATTCATTTTAGAGTTGAATTATTACACGCAAAAGAAGATTACTACTGTAAAACTGCAAATTTAACCTGTTATGAAACGGCAAAACCAAAAGGGTGTAAAAATATTATATCTAATGTTAAATTTGATAATTTATCAAAGAGTTATTCTACCCTTGTCGTAAACCCTAAAGCAGGATATACATATGTTTTATCGTGGGAGCGTCCTCATCAATAGAGTTATAATTAAGATTCTAATAGCCGAGGTGTAATTTAATTACATTTCGGTTTTTTTATTTAGACATATTGTGGACAAAATGCCTTAATTTTCATGATTTGTTATCTTTCGATTTCAAGGAAAGTAAAGTGGCAGTAGTTAGTTAAGTTTGTTCTTGTTTACTTATGTAGTGATGTCCTTAGCAAATCAGTATCAAATTCAATCCTAAAAATCTCTTTCATCCTCAAATGATTTTCTTGCGCCTGCAGTTGAGAATGCTTGACAAGGAGGCCCACCAACAATCAGATCGACATTTTGATTTTTTACTATATTCAAAATATCTTTAGAATTATAATTTTTTATATCATCAATTAAAGGGATATCTGGTCTATTTAACTCAATTGTCTGACGACAATATTTATTGTTTTCACAATACATCAAAGGGGTTAACCCTGTTTTTCCAATCCTAGGTCTAGTCCTAAAGCACCGCTAAAAAAGCTTATATAATTCATATTACTTCTCATTTAATTTGTTTGGAATTATTTGGTCACAATAAGAAATTGTTTTTTGTCTTATGAAACTTATATTTCTAAGTTATGAAAGCAACTTAAATTCATTTGTTACATTTTTTGTTGTTATATTATCAAATATTTTATCATTCCTACTAACAAGCATAAAGAGACTGGATAACTCTATTTTTTAACCCTGTCACATTATTAAATTTAGCATTTTATATTCTAAAAGCTGTTCCGAAATAAAATCTTATCTTATTGTTTTACAAGTTAAAATAATTTTAAGATAAGAAAGAGTTTCGGAACGTAAAATTGCGATAAAGCCTTTTCTGATGCGGATTTATGTCATATGCTGCCTATGCGGCAGTAAAGTGTTTTATCATTACTTTGTTTATCTCCATCAATTTCTAAGCTGCCTATGCGGCAGTAAAGAATGAGGGTTGGAATGGCTAAATTTTTTAAATTTTCTAAGCTGCCTATGCGGCAGTAAAGTTTTTCATCTATTAAAGCCCTTTTGATTCAAATTTCTAAGCTGCCTATGCGGCAGTAAAGTTGATTCAGCCAAAAATATTGCTGATGAATATTTTCTAAGCTGCCTATGCGGCAGTAAAGTAGAGATTATATTCTCTTTAGATTAGGTAGATACGCTATTAAAGAACAGTTTGAATAAAAATACCCTTTTTTTAGCTATAAATATAACTCATTGATTTTAAATGAATATATTTATCCTGTAAAAAAAGGGTTTCAAATTAAAAATGAGGTATCGTTGCAATTGCGTCTTTACTTAGCCCATATCCAGTAAATTGCCCCTCGTTGTGTTTTTGGCACACAACACGCTTAATCTCAAGTAACATCTTGTTCTGGCGTGTACTAGCGCTTTTAAGAAAGACATGTGGATAAAGTTGTGTTTCTTGCTGTTTTAGACGCATATTTTCTAGAATATCAGCAGAAAAATTACCTCTTTCTCTCATACGTCTTTCTGCACGACGTAAGGCACTATTTCCTTTATGCTGTATGCGTTGAAAACGAACTGCAGTAGCTTGTTCAGGAACAAGAGCGATTTCCTTAATTAGAAAATAATTGCGTAAAGGTTCAAGCTGAAAAGAAAGAAAATTTAAATCCATTTCTGAACCAAAAATACGAATTTTCCACCCTAAGCCATAATTACGGTGATATTGAGGAAAACCCAAACCAACACGCCCGTCAAAAAATGGCAATATACTATGTAATGTTTGCATTGCATAAGCCATTACTTCAGAGTGTTTAATTTCTAGCTGAGGAATAGCTTCTAATTCAATATAGTGTGTGAGCTGACTCAT